GGCGAATCTCCCTAAAATGCGCCTCCATTGCAGGCACATAGCTCAGTTGGTTAGAGCACCACCTTGACATGGTGGGGGTCGTTGGTTCGAGTCCAATTGTGCCTACCAAACAAAACCCGTCTAGCACGGGGCTTAGAGGGCGATCCTAAGGGGTCGCCTTTTTTGTTTTGGGAAAACTTTGGGAAAACTTTGGGAAAACCGCCACCCAAACTAGAGTTTCAAGCCAGCCGCAACGTGCTGGTAGATCACCTCCTTCTGCTCATGGCCGTCCTGATAATAGGCGGTCATGTCCGGGGTCGCATGCCCCATTAGCACCTGCACATACTCCGTCGAGAAGCCTTGCTGCTCGTACAGCCAGGAGCCCAGTGCGCGTAATTCGTGCATGGTGGGCCTGGCCTTGGGGTTCTCGATGTGGTCGTATGCCTTGGCCAGGTCGCGGGCCTTGCGGAACTCCTTGGTCAGGTAGTCATCCGTCACCGCTGACCAGTGCAGCTTGGCTTCGATCTGCTCGCGCTTGCGCGCCTTCGGCCGGTAGCAGATCAGGTAGGGGCTGGCGATGGGCTCTTTCAGACACTCCTGCACCACCGCCCGTAGGTCGGCGCCCATCTCAATCTCCAGATGAATGGGCGTGCCGTAGTTCTCGGTCTTGCCGGGGCTGACACGGATCACGTTGCGGCTCATGTCCACGGCGGCCCGCTCCCACGTCACCAAGTCCTCCCGGCGCTGCAGGCTGAGCAGCGCCAGGCGAATGGCGCGCTTGAGCCAGGGCGGCGTCGTCTCGGCGTCGAGAATCTTCTGCACACCCTCGACGGTGTGGCGCTGGCGCACCTTCTCCTGCTCTTTCTTCTGCAGGGTCAGCTCGGCGCAGTTGCGCTCGGCCAATCCCTTAGCCACGGCGAAGGCGTAAATCTGTATCCATAGGCCGCGATGCTTGGTGTAGGCGTTGTTCTGGAACTGATCCAGATACTCGGCCATCGCCAGCACGTCGAGCTGGCCGACCATGCGGGCGCCCAGGTCGGCCCGGTAGCGCTCCAGCTTGATCCGGGTTTCCTTGAGCGTGGAGTCGGCCAGCTTGCGCTCGGGCAGCCATTCCGACTCGAATCGCTCCAGCAGGTTCTTGACGGTCGGCGCCTGCTCGCCGGTCAGCAGTTGCAGCAGCGCGCCATCGTCGGTCATCAGTGGGGCCAGCTTGGCATTGGCCAGCTTCGCCAGCTTGATTGCCTCGGCCATTGGCTTGTTGATGCTGGTCTTCTTTCCGGTGATCGGATTGCGGTACTGCCAATACTTCCCGTTGGGGTACAGGTTGTCGGGCAGGGTGCGATTCTTGCCGGTGCGCGGGCGCGGTGGGTTCATGTCAGCTTACCGCCATCATCCTCTGCAGGAGCGGATCGGTCGAGCCAGTCAGTTCGGCGCCCAGGTCTACGAAGTACATTTCGCCTTTCACCTCACCGACGATCACGCCCTCGTCGATCCATTTTTTCAGTTGGTGCAGGCTGGGCTTGCCGCCTGCAAAGCGCAGCGCTCGGTATTCGCCGACTTCCATCAGTCGCGGAACCTTCGCCGTGATCTGAGTGACTACTTTTGTCATAGGTATACCTCACTGGCCCGGCGGCGCCAGGCAAGATCAAGGGTTCAGGATTGCGAGGGATTGCAGGGCTAGGCGCAGCGGGCAACGGCGTCTGCAACAATGCGGTGCGGATGCTTTGCCGTTGCCGATAAGGCCAGGATTTTCCGGATGGCCGGATTGGCGGCGCGAGTGCTGAGCCGCTGCAGCACTGCGCGCAGGGCGCTCGGGGTAGGGTGGAGCCTGGCCGCCAGGCCCATTGCCGTGATCACGGTCAGATCGCACAGCGGGCGGTGCGTTGCGCGCCACCACAGATGCTCCTTGCCGATGGGCGCACGCTCACGGCATGCCTTGCCGTCCTGCTCCAGGGCGCGCAGCTCGGCGCGCACCTGCTCCGCACTCAGGCCGGTGGCCGTGGCCAGCAGGCTGACGGTCATTCCGTCAGGGTGGGTTAGATGGCGCCAGACGCTCATGATGACGCCTTGGCACTGATCGCCTGGGCTTCCCACTCGATCACCGACTGGACGCGTCGGATGAAGCGCTCCTTCGATTCATGCGGCGTCGTGCAGAGCTGGCCAATGCGGTAGATCACGCGACGGGTTATTGCCAGCTCGTCCGCAAGCCGCTGGCAGCGGGCGATGTAGTCGCCAGTGATGACCGACTGGCGGTCTAGCGCTTCCCGCAGCCTTTCGCACTCAGCCTCAAGGGCGGCGCACTTGTCCTGCATTCGTATCCCTGCGGCGATGGCGCGCTGAACTTCGCGTTCGTGGTCTTCTGATTCGACGTAGGCGCCGTCTGCTTCCTCGACCATGCAGCCAGCGTCCACATGCCAGCTGTACTTCTTCACGTCACTGCTCACGGCTTGCCCTCCTGCGCTTGTCGCCAGGTGGAGAGGGCGGTGTCGAGCGCGTCAGTCGCGTCCGGGTCTGAGCACTTCTCGGCAATGCGCTGCAGTTCGTTCACCAGCCCCTCAACATCGGGCGAGGCGGGCGGCAGGGCGTAGAGCGGCATGAACCCTTCGCATGGCGAAAACACAACGTCATAGCAGCGGCCGTCCGGCTTGCATTGCGCGCCGATCAGCGACCGGAACCAGAGCACAGGCTCCTGCCCCTCGATAGCAGCCAGCTCGGCCAGTTTCGCCAGGGCTTCGTCACGCTGGCGGATCAGGTGTTCATAAGTTGCGCCGACGAGTGAATGCTTGCCGCGCAAATTCCTAACAAGGGCTTCGTTCTCGGCGGCCAGGGCGTCGCGTTCGTCTGCCAGCTTTATGCCGTCATTGGTCGCGTTGTTCAGCATGCGCGACAACCGCTCCACCTCTGCCGCCATAGCTGCGGTGATGCGCTGGTGCTGGGCGACGGTCATCAGGGGCTCGCGCACATCTCCGGGATACCCAGCGGGAACACCCATCGCGGTGTCAGCGATGTACGAGCCGAACCCGTCAGAGCTAAAACGCACGGCGACCACCTCCACCGCCTCCCCCATCCCGCCCTGTATGGCTGCGAGTTGGGCGCGGCGATTCCAGGCGGATGCGGCGGCTTCCTTGGTTTGATGGTCTGCCGCTGTGCTGTTGAAGCACTCAATGCACTGCGCAAAATACTCGCAGTCGTAGAGGCGCATTTCTGCTTCGCCCCCACAAAACGGGCACGGCTTCAATTCTTCACTGCTCATGGCCGGCGGCCTCCTGCTGCTCAAAGCAAGTTTTCCCGCGTGCGCGGTACTCTTCTCGATCAAGGTTCGCGTGTAATTCTTGCTCACGCCCTTTCGCCCACATCTGATGATGGCGCTTGTTGCAGGTGAAGCCGCTGTCCTCGTCCCTGTCGCCATCCACCCATTCAAGGTGCGCGCAGTTGTTGCAGTTCTTCACGGCTTCGCCTCCTGCTGTTCGGGTAAGGTGACGCTCAGCGCATCACCTCCAGGCGCTGGGAAGGTTGAGCCGTGACACCACTTCCAGCCGCGCTCTGTCTTGGTCCAGTAGCCGCCCATCACTGCATGGGCCTTGGTCCCTATCGGGTATTCGCTCCACTCCCTATCAACTGGCTGCTTGCGCATCACTCCCCCTCCTGCTGTTGGTGGGCGGTGCTGGCGCGTGCCTTTGCGATGCCTCTGGCTACAGCGTCCCCGAACATGAGCCACAAGAACGCCAGAGACATGACGGCCAGCCAAGCCCAATCGGGTAGATACAAAATCAGAATGACTAGAGGCGCGGCAACGATCAGGCCAATCGGCAGCATGATCAGCACCACTAGCGCCCCAGTTCTGAGTTCTTTGCCGACTTCCTTTGCGATCTCGATCAAGTACTTCACGGCCATCACACCTCTCCTTCTTCTGCGGCAGCGGTGGGGCGCTGACCCTGTATCAGATCTGGCGCCGGCTTCTTCGCGCGGCGCAGCGGAATGTTGTGCTTGCGGAAGAAGTCGCGGCGAGCCTCAAGCCATGCCTTGTAGGCAAACCCTGAGCGACTGCTGTACGGGTAGCTGTCGTCAATGGCTTTCCCGGTGTCGGAAACTCCTGATTCTTGCGATTCCTCAAGAACGGCAGCCATGTGCTGCCAACTGCGTGCGTACCAGCTCATACCTTCCCACCCTCCGCATGGCTGATCGCATAGGCGGCGATGTTCTCGTCGCCCGTCTCTTTGTGTGCCAGGTTGCCGCGCTCGTTGGTGACGAACATGCCCTTTTGCAGAAACAGACGGGGGAATCGGTCGTGCCACTTGCCAATATCCGGGTCGCATGCAGAACACAGCATCCACGGCCTAGACTCGACTCCGCGCCACTGACCATCCATGCGCGACCAGAAATTGCAGGTCGCCGTATTCTCGCGGCAGCCGCATTCGTAGCACTGGAACAGGCTCATGCTTCACCCCGCCCATGGCTGGCGAGAAGGGCGCGGAGTTCGGCCCGTGCCGCGTATTCATCATCAACGCTTTCGCCGGTCTTTCGTGCGACAAGCCGCTCAGCCAACTCCACCGGAACGCTCACCCGCTCGGGCTGGTCCTGCGCTGCTGGCTGAGCTTGGGCGGCGGCGATCATGGCTTTCCAGCGCTTAATCGCACCGTCTGCCTCCATGTACGCGACCAGCATCTTCGGTGTCGGATCGACCGGAACCAGCGCATACCCTTCCGGCACCCAAGCCGATTGCGTGCGCTGCTGGGCGGCGAAGGATTGACCACTACCGCAGCACTCTCCGCATCCGCCAAACGGCCCAAAACCAAGCCCATTGCACTCGCTGCACGCCTCGCGCTCCCCTGCCGGCGCAGATTGCGCGGTGAGTAGGGCGCGGAGCTGGTCGCGGTCGCGTGCCATCCCGAGCATGTGCAGCTGGTGATTCTCTACGCTCTCGCTCAGCGCTTCGATCACATCCGCCGCTTCTTCCATCAGAGCAGTATCACTGCCCCAGGCGATCCGCTCGCCGAGCGCGATCATGCTTGCCTTGATCCGCAGGCGCTTCGGTAGGTCACTCATGGTCTTGCTCCTTGTCCGTGAGGCATGCTTCGCACGACTCGCACCAGTGGTATTCGATGCAGCTGTTGGTGAACTGGCCGCCGTGGCAAGTGCCTTGCTGCTCAGGGATATGCCAAACCTCGAAGGCGCCGCACTCAGGGCATTCGAGCTGGGTTTCGTACATGGCCAGGTTGTCGATAGGGCCGGTTCCGGTTCGGCCTTCAAGCGGGCGCAGGATCACGGCATCTTCCTCCGGTGATTGGCGATGAACTCGGTGATGGTCTTGCTGAGTTGCTGGCCGCCGATGCTGTTGCAGCGCCCAACGAATGGCTTGGCTGCCTCAAGCAACGCCAGCGCCTCGGTGTGGAAGCGCGCCTGCTGTTCCTCTGCCAGGTAGTGCGCCAAGGTGTCCGGCACCTGGTCATTGATCCGGCGCACGGTTGGCGATTCGGTCATGCTCATTGGCTCAGCTCCATATCTGCGTCGTGCCGGCCGGCGAGGAACAGATGCCGCTGGCGCATGTCGTGAAGTCCATACGGGCAGCAGCCGCGACCCGCGCCAGACAAGCGCGCAGCGTGGCCCGCCCGATAGATCGGGTGATCCTCGGGTTCGAGTAGCGTGGGTGTTCCTCGCGCCGGGCGGCGCTTAGTTCGGATTGCAGCGCTTGCAGCCGCAGGGGTAGGGAAGGCGGGTGTCGCGGCAAATCGGTTGAAGCACTGTTGATCCTCGCCGGCGGCGTGAAGTGTTGTTGTGGGGTAGGGCTCCGATGCCACGCCCGCCGGCCGCGCATCGGGCAAGGATGGCGGCCGGACTGGGTGGTCAGATCACGGAGCGGCTGCCGTCAGATGCCATCGGCGTGACGATGCCCTGGCGCTCCATTTCCTCGATCATGCGAGCGGCGCGGTTGTAGCCGATCTTGAGCTTGCGCTGGACGGCGCTGATGCCGGCGCGCCCTGACTCGCGCACGAAGGCGACGCCATCCTCATACAGCGAATCAGCCTCTTCTTCGGCGGCAGGCCCAGCGGTATCAGTCGCAGGCAGCGGCTTTTCCTGATAGCCGAACAGATCGCACAGCGCCTGCACGACAGCGGACAGCAGCAGGACATGCACGCCTGCCGTGTGCTCCCACAGCTCGGCGACGGTATCGAAGTCTGGTTCTTCCTCGTCTTCTTTGACGTGGAAGTCGATGCCGCGAAGCTGGAAGTCCTTGGTCAGCTTGAAGGTCACGGCGTCGGCGTGGCACAGCTCCAGGCGCTCGGCCTGCATGTCGCATTCCAGGGCTTCGATCACGCCGCGCCGGGCGTTGTCGAGATTGTCCAGATCGAAGCTGGCGCGACCGTGCTTGCCCTTCATCATCACGGAGTCGCCCAGGCTAAACCCGGTGAACGCCGCGCGGTCGTCGCTGGCGAAGTAGCTGCGCAGGCGCGTGGTCAGTCCGCCTTTCACGTCGCTGACGTGGATGGTGCTGGTTTCTACGGCGCCACAGGCGTCAACCAAGTGGTAGAGCACAGCATTGGCCATGTCCTTGCTGGTGGTCGCCAGCAGTAGGGTGCGGCTCTCGATGTGATAGAAGGCATCGACCTCTGCGCGCTCGGGCAGGGTGGTTTTCAGCGCTTCCTCGTAAATCTCGACTTGCAGCGTATCAACCTCTTCCCTCGACAGGTCGCGCCCCTGCTCAACCTGCAGGGCGGCCACTTTCTCGGCCAGGGCCAGCTTGATCGCGCTCTTGGAGACGGGCTTGAAGTCGCGGCGCAAGCGGAAGGCGAGGCCGCCAGGGAAGGTGCTTACCAACTCCCCGGTAGTTGGGTGCTGGATAAAGCCGGCCGAAGAGGCGTGCGACTCCGGCACCGGCACAAAGGGCTTCTCGGCCAGGTGTTCCGCCAGGGCGGCGGCATCCGGCAGGCTGGCGCGGTAGATCAGTGCATTTTTGATCAGTTTCATGGTTCCCCCTAGCGGCCAGTGGCCATTTTCAATTCAGCTTCGGTGGCGGCAATGCGGGCGCGCACCTGCGCGATACTGCGCAGGCCACGCTCTCGGTCAGCACGGCGCCAGTTCGACTCGGCATCTTGTAGACGTTTCAGGCTGTCGCGCTCGGAGCGCAGCAGCGCCTGCAGCTCCTCGGTGGTCTTAAATTCGGCGGTCATGCAATGGGCCTCTTGCGGCTAACGGTGAGCGCCTGGAGCTTCCGGCCGTAACCTGGCCGGCTGGATTGGTTGGCGGCGTGATCGACCGGCTCAACCCGGCCGCCGGCGGCGAGAAAGGCGGCCACGCGATCCGCCACGCTGCGGCGGTCGGCCTCCTTGCTGGCGAGGGTGTTGATGCGGTCGTACTTGTTGTCGAACATGGGAAATTCCGGGCGAAGAAAAGGGCGCCGTAGCGCCCTGGTGGAAGTGGTTACTGGATCAGGCAGCGAGTGCCCCGGTACGGATCGGCGAACGGTATGTCGTCGTCGAAGCTGTCGTAGTTGGGGGCCGGTTGCTGCTGCTGCGTGCGCGGCGCCGGCTGGCGCGCTGCGCGATCCTGCGGATGGCTCTGGCGCTGCGGTTCGTCCTTCGGCGGCCAGTCGATAATCTCCGTGCCCTGGCCCAGGTGAATCTCGGTGACGTAGCGCTTGATCCCGTCCTTCTCGTACTCGCGGGTCTTGAGCTTACCGACGGCGAGCACGCGGGCACCCTTGCGCAGCCACTCGCCCAGGAACTCGGCCGACTTGCCGAAAGCCACGCAGCGCACCCACTCGGTTTGCTCAACCTTCTGGCCGGTTTCCTTGCTCTTGTAGCTGTCATCGACAGCGATGCTGAAATTCGCCACAGCATTGCCGTTCGGCATGTAGCGCATTTCAATGTCCTGGCCCAGTCGGCCAATTCCTTCCCAGCGGTTTAGGTTGCTCATGCTGCCTTTTTCCTCAGTGCGTTTTCGTATTCATCTACCAGCAGCTTGAAGCCCCACAGGTCTTCTTCGAGTTGTTCAATGAACGCCTCGTCGCGCTTGAACTCCTGCCACCAAAGTTGCCGGCCGACTGCCGCCAGGGCGGGGCAGTACAGGCCGATGTGCCAGAACTTGCGGCCGGTGATCCACATGCAGCCCTGCACCTGATCGAAGATGCCGGAGGCGTCATTGTCGATGTGGAAGGCGCGCAGCTTTTCCGGGGCCAGGAAGCACTTGTATTCGCTGCCGCCATCCTCGCCGATCAGGCCGTCGGCGCTGGCACCGAAGCAGCCGTCGTCGGTGGTGACGAAGCCGGCGCGCATGACCACCAGGCCGGTCTGGATTTCGTGCTCCATCCGCGCCTCGGGCTCCAGCTCATGGCCGCGCTTCATCTGCCAGGTTTCAAAGCCGCCGTCGAGCGGCTGGCCGCTGATGCGCTCAACCGCCAGGTTGAAGGCGTAGTTCTTGGCCGCCTCGCTGGGTTCGCCGACCTTCTCGCCGTCCAGGGCGCGGGCGACGGTTTCGGACTTGGGCGCGGCCTTGTAGCCGGCCAGCTCCATTGCCTTCTTCTCGCTGTGCCCGCCGTTGCGGATCGCATCGACGTAGATTTTCTGCTGGCTGGTCAGGCCGTTGACCGTGCTGCGGGCCACCTCGAACATCGAGGCAGTGATGCAGCCGGCACGGGCGGCGTGCCATTCGGCACTGCCTTGTTCGCATTCGATCAGTCGCATTTTCCAGCCTCCAGTTGGTGGCCCTTGGCGGCCACTGCAGATTTCAGTTGTTCGTAGCCGGCCTGATCGCGGGCGGCGCGCAGCACGGCGACGCCGGACTGCCAGACTTTGGTCAGCTGCTCTTGGTTCACGGCCTCGTCTACGCGGGCCAGCAGATCCGACATGGCGGCTTCTCGGAGGTCGCCACCGCTGGCGGCGTTGCCATCGTCGTCTTCCTCGCCGATGGCGATGTTGAAGATCATCTTGAGCAGGTAGCGCATGCCGTAGGACGTGCCCGAGCCGAAGGCGTGGGTCTTGGTCATCACGTCGCCGCCCTTGGCGCCCTTGCCGTCAGAGGGCACCTGGGCGCGATATTCGCGGGTGTGGCCGCCGGCGTGGCTGACGTAGCAGACCATGCCGACCATGCCCTCCTGGGCCTGCTCGGTGCCGAAGGACAGCGAGAAGCCCTCGGCCGTGTAGACCGGGCGGACGACCTTATCCAGCTTGCCGTAGGTGGCGTAGTTGCTGCGGGTCTGGTTGTTGGTAGCGTCTGCTGCAACGCGGCCCATATTGGCCTGAACGCGGGACAGTGCGGCGTTGAACTCGGCTTCGGCGGCCTTGGCATCCATGCGCTCTTTCATGGCCATCAAGCGCTCCATCTTCTCAATGTCGCACTGAGGGTCAGATGCGGCGCGCTGGATAACCTGCAGGATGGTGGCCGATTCAGTGACCGGGATAACGGCGGCAGACTCCTGCCGCTGGGCGATTTCATTCTTCATGGCGGCGACCTCAGAAGTGAATCTTGACGTTCGGAACCTGCCCGGCGGCGATCAGCTTGATTACGTCGCGGGCCTGATCCTCGGTGATACCGCAGCCCATCACCGCCTCCTTGGCGGCGCGCAGCACGGCCTGGCGGTGGTTGCGGTCGGCCTCGCGGGCGGCGGCCTCGGCCTCCTCCCGGCGCTGCTCAGCTTCGAGCTGCAGGCGCACGTCCTCGTCCAGGCGGGCCTGACGCTCGGCCGCTTCGCGTTCGGCCTGCTCGGCTTGCTGCTGGGCGCGTTGCTCGGCTTCCTGCAGTCGGCGGGCGCTTTCTTCCTGCTCCTGCTGCCGCTGCTGCTCGGCGCGGGCGGCCGCTTCCTCGGCCTCGCGCAGCTTCTGCGCGGCCTCCTGGCGGGCCTGCTGGGCGGCCTGCTCGGCAATCTCACGCTCACGTTCGCGCTGCTGCTGCTCAGCCTGCAGGCGACGCAGTTCGGCCAGTTCCGCCTGCTCGGCCTCGTACTGCTGCTGGCGGGCCAGGGCGGTCTGCAGCGATTCGCGGCTGGCCTGATAGACCACCTGGGCCTCATCGGCACGGTTGCCGTAGTCGGTGGCGCGATATTCGTCTTCCAGCGCCTGCAGGTAACGGGTCAGCGTTTCGCTGTTGTCCTCGGGCTTGGTCACGCAGGCCAGGTGCAGGCGCTTGATGGCGGCCTCGATGCTGGCTTCGCGCTCTTCCAGCTCGCGCTGGATGCGAGCCTGCTCGGCCTCCCAGGCATCCAGCGGCGCGCGCACCTCATCGCGCAGGGCGTCCATCTGCTGCACGAACTCGCGCAGCTCGGCCTCGATGGCCTTGGGCAGCTCCTTGATGCGTTTCAGGTACTCGCGGCCCGGCTTCTCTACCGCCGTCTTGGAGCGGCTGACCTGGGCGGCCAGCGAGGCGATGCGCTCGCGGCCTTTGCGGCTAGTGGTGTCGGGCACTTCGCCGCTGACCGCCTCACGGGCGGCGCTGACAAAGGCGTCCAGGGTGTTGTGGCCGAAGATGGCGGGCGCGCGCTCGGCGCTGATTTCCTCGGCGGTGGTTACTGCAGTTGCGTCAGACATGACTCTCTCCCGCCGCGCCTGGCGCAGCATGGTTGGGGTAATGGGGAGGCCGTAACGTGGCCAGACGCCCCGTTTCCCTGCCGGGGGCCGCGCTCGTTGGTTACGCGGCTTTCTCGAAGCGGATCACGCAGAGCGCGCCGCTGATGTAGGTGAAGCCGCCAGCGGTGTAGCCGTAGCGGGCGGCCAGGGCGCGGGCTTCGGCAATGGTCTTGCCGGCGAACTCTTGGGGCTTGTTCATGCGTCTGTCTCCAGTGACAGCAGGCGCTCACCCAGCTTGATGCGGGCGGGCACCTGATCCTTGTGAATGCCGACCAGATCGGCGATGGCTTGCAGCGACATGCCTTCTTTCCGCAGTCGCGCGCAGCGCTTGGCGAGAGCGTGCGCGCGCTTTTCGGAGCCGTTACCCGGCATGGCTCGGCTCGGGCCGGTACTCCAGGCACTGCAGCTTGCTGATCTGTTCGAGCAGATAGCCGACCTTGCGCTCGCTGGCTTCTCGCGTGGCTGCAATCTCGCGCTCCAGCGTTTCCACCATTGCAGCGGTCGGATCAACGTCGGGCAGAGGCAGGGTTACTTCGACCTGGCCCAGGCAGGCGTAGCCGCTGCTGCCGCCGCCCATGTCTAAGGGGAATAGCGCGTAGATCATTTCGCCCGCTTTCGCTCCCGGCTTGGCGTGCAGGTACGGGGTGAGGGTGATTTGCTTATCGCTCATGCTCTGTTCTCCAGTTGGGTTTCAACCATCGCCTCGGCCAGCTTGGCGAGGGGGTCATGGAAGCGGTCGGCCAGCTCGATGGCCTTGTCGGTGTCACGGGCCAGCAGGGCGACGACGATCTGCGCCACCAGATGCTCGCTGTCCTCGTCGGCAATCAGTTCATCCGCGCGGCTGGCGAAGTCCGTCATGCCTCGGTGAGGCAGAAAGCTGATCCCGTCAGCGTCCCAGCCGATCAGGAGCTGTCCGGCCTGCTCGTCGATGTATTCGGAACGCCCGTCATCTTCCGGCGGCAGGGCGTTGTCCCAAGCGGCTTGGCCAGCCGCGAAGGCTCGGGCATTGCGTAGTGCAAGACTCATAGTTGTGATCCTCGCTATTCGCGTGCATAGGTCGCCGCCCTGGCCGGAAGCAGACACTTCCGCAAGGTCAGCCGGACAAGGCGGCGGCGTATGGAGGCGGGGAGAAAAAAGCCCCGGTGTGAGCGGGGCAAATGCTGATGAAGGAGCTGATGCGGGGAGCGCATCGGGGAGTGATCTGGCCGGCGCCAATCCCGGCATAGCCCGTGTTCATAGCTCCGGGTTCGCTGCATGGAAGCTGTGCTGCATGGCGGCAGGATTCAGATCACTCTCCGATCCGCCCTCGCGGGTGGTCGGCCTGCATTCGGCGCCGTGCAGGTCGGCTGGTCGTCGTCGTTGCCGACTATTGCCTGGTCGCTTGCTAGCGCGGCCACCTGGTAGGACAGGAACTCCGCGCATCGCTCTATCGGCCAGCGTGCCTCGACCGCCTCCCGTTTGCCGGGCTACCGGCGTCCCGCGAGAGGGCGGGGTGTTAGGCAAACATCCGCACCGTGATGTAGCCGTTACTGGCCACCGTGCGATTCCAGTGGTTGAAGTACACCGCCTGGCCGAACTTCTGCATGGCGGCCTGGCGTACCTGCGCCTCAACGTCCAGCGGGTGCTCGCCAATGTCCGGCAGGGCCAGCCACTGCAGGCTCTTTCCGTCACTCAGGTGTGCGTCGATGTTGAATTGGGCCATCGTCATTCCTCCCGGTTGATTCCAGAGCACCCTCGCAAGAAGGTGCTATTCACCTTTCTTGCGCGAGTGTGATGCCCGTGCGCCGTGATTTGAGTGGTAGCCGAGCCGCAAATAGGCGCTGTCCCTTGCCAATATGGCTTCCGATATTTCTCGGAAATTTCCGATGTGAATAGGCCTGCCTTGATCGTGCATGCTGACCTTCCAGGCCTTTGCCCTCTTGCACCAGCAGATGTTTGAATACCCGGACGTATTGCTTGACCTTAATCCAGAGTTTCGCTGGTTCTGCGATCCAGATACCTCTCGTAGATTTATGATTCTGTTGTTGGCCCTATCTCCATCGATGTGATCGATCTGCTTATCCGGTAATCGGCCATTAACAAAAAGCCAGGCGAGCCGGTGGGCAAGTATCTTCTTCTTGTCGATCTTGATAGCCACATATCCATACATGTTCACGAGGCCGGCAGCCGCTCCAACCTTAATCCGCCTGTTCAGTGATTTCTTCCATGTGAAAAGGCCTGTTTCCGGGGCATAGTTCAAAACCTCGATTGCACGCTCATAAGAAATCATTGAGATGACCTCCTTTTGGTTTCCCGGATGGCCCTGTCGCCAAGGCCATCGAGGAAATCGGTCTGCATGCCTCCGTTATTCGGCACGGTGGGCTGGCCTGCCTTGCGGCTGTCTTGCTGCGCGTCTGCCGGGTTTCCCCACCACTGCCCCGCTGCCGCGTCTGGCGTCGCATCGGGTGGCTGCACAGCGTTGCGTGCCCGCATGTGGGAGCACGGCAGGTTCCAGAGCCTGCATGGGGCGTGAAGTTTGTTACTCGCGCTGTACCGGCTGGGCCGGGATCACGCCGCGAGGATTCCGAGTTGTGTAAAGAGCGTTCGGGTTGCCCCTGGCCTCTCGGCCTTCCCCTTTTCAGGGGTTGCCGTCGTTTCCGGCGGCGTGAGGCAAATATAGGAGAGCCCGTATTTTAAGTAAATAGGTATTCCCATAATTTTTTGGAGTTCGCTGCATTTCATCGCGCTGCCTTTTCGTCGGGCACAAAAAAGCCCGCGCTTGGCGGGCTGGGGAAGGGTGGAGCAGGGCGGGGAGTAGGCCAGGATCGGCCATGGAAGCCTACGGGTAGAGGCTTGAGGATAGGCCAGAAACGAAAAAGCCCCGCTCGGTGGCGGGGCTATTACGGGGGGCAGTTACGATTGCCGTGCTCATTTGCTGACAAGGATGTAGAGGAACGAAAGCACAGGCGCGCCCAACAGCCCCCCAATGATCATGCAGCCGTCCGCTGCAATCTTCTGTTTGTGTCTGCTGTTGTAGTAGAGGCTATATACATAGCCAATAAGCGCACCGGCAGCGACACCGCTCAGCACGAGCTTCATTCCAGCCCCACCGCCTGGGGGCACGCCGCCATCTTCCATTGCCTCCTGTATGCCATAGCGATCTGCCACCGCCAGCACGGGCCAAAGCAATACGGCGATTGAAAGGCACAGCTCACGGATCGGAAGGCGTCGAGGCATGCTTTTTTGGGGCTCAGAATATGGGGGGCAGCTTGGCGTCGATGACATAGCCAATGATGCGCACGTTGTCCGTTACCGGCAGTATCGGATAGGCCGGATTAAGCGGCTGCAGCAGCGCAGCCCCCGCGTCGCGCACATACTGCTTGAACGTGGTTTCCTCTGTGTCCAGGAGCTTGGCGATGTAGAACTTGCCGCTGATCAAATCAAAGCCTTCCGGGCGCACCAGAATGCGCATGCCAGGCGTGAAGGTCGGCAGCATGGAGTTGCCTTTCACCTCAAGCCAATAGCCGTGCAGGCCTGCATTCTCATTGGAAAGCAGCCACTCGTCGGCGCTGCCTGGCGCAAAGTTATCGCATGATTCTTGCCAGCTTCCTGCTGCCACCCAGCTAATCAATGGGTACTCCTTGGCTAAGCGATGGGGTTGTTGTGTCTCCCCGACGTTGGCGTGATGGTTTTGAAGATCGAGCCAGGGTTTATCCAGGCGTAGGTTCCCGTCCGAATCATGAGCAGAGGGCGCCATTACCCCTTCACCGCTGGCCAGCCATAGAGCGCTGACGCGGCACGCCTTGGCAATCTGAGCGATGTAGCCAGTCGTTTGAGACTTGCCACGCTCCAGATCGGTTATCGAGGTCTGAGTGATGCCAACAGCATCTGCAAGCTGGGTTTGGGTCAGCTTGGCGTGCTTTCTGGCCTGTTTGAGGCGGTCTTTTAGTTCCATTGCATGAGTATTACGGGCGCTCCCATACTCTTGCAAACGGGTATTCCTATGAGCTAAGTTATGGGAACTCCTGTATGAGGGTGCAATATGAGCATTTTCCAAGCCCTGGTTGACCACTTCGGCACCCAGACCCAGACCGCGAAAAGACTTGGCGTCGATCAAGGCACTGTCTCCGGTTGGGTTCGAGAAAAGCACGGGATGAGCGCTGTCACCGCGCTTCGTGCCGAAGCTGAAACCGATGGCGCATTTAAGGCGGTTGACCTGTGCCCATCGTTGAAGCGTGCGGCTAAGCCGGCAGCTTGAGGCCAGTACAGATGCCCAGCTCCGATCTCGCCAACAAGAACGAAGCGGAACTCTTGCGAGCGCTTGCGAGGCTCGGCCAGAAGTCCGTCGCGGAAGGTATGGGCGTGAGCGAAAGCGCGGTGAGCCGGATGAAGTCAGGCGGGGAGCTGGCAAAGACCGCTGAACTGCTGGCCGTGCTCGGCCTGGAACTGCACGAAGTTGGCAGCCTGCACATGCGCAAGGAAGTCGCCGAGTCGCTGCGCGTTCTGGCAGCGCTTGGCCTGGAGCTGTCACCAGAGCTGATGACAGAAAAGAAATAGGCAAGAAAAAGCCCGGAACTGCTGGGGAGCGGCCGGGCTTATTCACATCACAGGGGTAATCATGCCGAACAACAACCCGAACATCAACACCAGCAACAGCCAGCGCTCCAGGGTGCTCAGGCATTTGCAGGCAGGCAATTCGCTGACCGCGCTGCAGGCGCTTAATTACTTCGGCTGTGCCCGCCTGGCTGCGCGCATCGGAGAGCTGATCGACGCCGGCTGGCCGATCCAGTCGCGCGCCATCCGTATCACCAACCGCGACGGCAAGCTGGTGACGGTTTCTGAATACTACCTGTCTGCCAATGACAGCGCGGCGGCCGGAGCGGCTGCATGAGCACGATCATCATGTCGCAATGCTGGCCGCTGCAGGGGATGAGCGCCGCTCAGAAGGCGGTGCTGATTTCTCTCGCTGATCAGGCGAACGACGAGGGTGTGTGCTGGCCGAGCGTTGGCAGCATCGCCAAGCGCACCTGCCTTTCGACCCGCTCTGTGCAGGAAGCTATCGCATGGTTGCAGTCGGCACGCGCCGTTCAGCGCGCTTACCGCACAAACTCCAGCACCTACTACACCGTCACCCCAGGCAGCTACGAGCCGGAGAGCGCAGAGCCGAAACGCCGGCGCTCTCGCAAGCCCACCCCTGCAGATGGCGCACCCCCCGCAGATGGCGCAGGGGTGCAGATGGCGCGGGAGGGTGGTGCAGATGGCGCAGGGGGAGTGGTGCAGATGGCGCACCCCGCCCCCGCAGACGGCGCACCCAGAACCGTAATAGAACCGTCACTTGAACCGTCAGATGAACCGCCATCTTCTTTGCCGGCCCTGGCAGGCCAGCCGCCGAAGACCAAGGCCGAACTCGATCAAGCCAGGCAGCAGGCGTGCCGTGAAATCTGGTCGGCCTACTCCGCAGCCTACGAGCACCGCTACGGCACCCCCCCGGTGCGTAATGCCAAGGTCAACGCCCAGGTCAACGACCTACTGAAACGCCTCGGTGCCGAGTCGCATGCGGTGGCCGCGTACTACGTCGGGATCAACGACAGCTTCCTGATTCGCAATTGCCATGACTTTGGTGCGCTACTGGCCAAGGCCGAGGCATACCGGACGCAGTGGGCAACCAATCTGCGAATGACCTCAACCCAAGCCCGCCAGCAGGAGCAAACCCAGGCAAACGTCAGCGCCCTGGAACAAGCCCTGGCGGAGCAGCGTGCTAAGCGGGGTGGAAAATGCTGAGTGCAGAGCAACAAGACAGCCTGCTGGTGGCGCTATTTTCGACGGCTGAGCTCATGGGGCACCAGTTGAGCTCGTCGGCCGCACAGATGATGGTTCAAGACCTGATCGCGTTCACCGAGAGCGAGGTAACTGCTGCGTTGCAGGCTTGTCGGCGCGAGCTGAACGGCAAGCTGACCCTGGCAGCCATTCTGCAGCGGGTTCACGCCGAAGACGGCCGCCCTGGGCGCGATGAGGCATGGGCAATCGCCATTCAGGCCGACGATGAGCGCGACACTGTTGTGCTGACCGGCGAAATCATGGCGGCCCTGCAGGTGGCCCGGCCGATTCTAGAGGCACGCGACAAGATCGGCGCCCGCATGGCATTCCTGGGCGCGTATGACCGCCTGATCGCTCAGGCCCGGCAGGACGCGCAGCCGGTGAAGTGGGAGGTGTCGCTGGGCTTCGATCCCGAGCTGCGCGCTCGTGCCATCAAGCAGGCACGCGACCTGGGCCGCCTGCCTGCACCGGAGGCTGATCGCCTGCTACTGCAACACGCGCAGCAAGCCCCGAGCGCGAACGGAATGGCCATCGCCGGGCTGATCACCGGCACCGTCTCGAAGCCTGACCCCCAGACCCGCGAGAAGCTGCGCGCGATCAGTGATGAGCTGAAAGGCCGCCGCCGCCGCAAGGACATTCAGGCGCGCTGGGATGCCCGCCAGGAACGCATAGCCCTGGCGCAGCGCAAGGCCGAGACCGCGGCCGCCATTGCTGAGCAGGAGGCGCACTGATGGGGGAGCAAGTCCGCATCAACAGCGCAGCCAGGCTCTCGGAGGCGGTAAGCAAGCTGAGCGCGATGTTCCGCGAGCACAAGTATTTGGTCGTCTCCCTGCGCCCCGGCAAGGATCGCACCTTGGAGCAGAACGCCCTGTGGTTTGCGCTGTACCAGCGCATTGCACAGATGACGGAGCTGGGTGACGTGGAAGATGCCCGCAGCCACTGCAAGCTGCACTTCGGCGTTCGCATCCTGCTGCGCGATAGCGGCGACTTCCGCGACGCCTGGAATCGCTTGTTCCTGCACTGGAACTACGAAGACAAGCTGGCCCTGATGGGGGCGCATCCCGTGGCTGGCCCGGACGGTCTGCCGGTTACGCGCCTGTTCAACCGCCAGCAGGGCATTGAGTACACCAACCGCATCGTTGACCACTTCGCCGCCAAGGGCGTGGTGTTCAACGACCTGCTGAGCGAGGACGCAGCATGAGCAATTTTCTGTCTGGCATCTTGCAGGCGGTTGCACTGGCCGCCGTACTGGGCGCCAGCCATGCGCCGGCGATCCTGCCTACCCGCCGCCGTGCTTTCGAGTCGGGCTATGACCTGAACCGCCATCTGCCTGACCCCGGCAAGGCGGTAGAGCGCCTGCTGCGCAAGCAGGCCCGCAAGCAACGTCTGCACGACCTGCAGGCCCAGGCCGCGAAAGGCGGTCGCGCATGACTCAGGCAATCAAGTGGCGCGCCAAGCGCGATGCGAAGCGACAGATCATTCCAGGCTGCTGGGAGACGGAGAGCGGCTACACCATCGCAGAGTGCCGCACACCAGAGGTTTGCTACACGATCACGCGGCCAGGAGGGAAGGCGCCGAGCTTCTACACCACCGACCGCCTGCAGGTGGCCAAGCTGATCGACGCTGACGAGAGGGCGCAGGCATGACCCTGGCCACCCGAAAACCCCTGAAAGCCATCAGCGGAAGACCAAGGAAATGCGCCGTGCGCACCTGTCGCGCCCCGTTCGTGCCAACGCAGAGCTTCCAGTCATGGTGCAGCCCGGAGTGTGGCGTGCAGATTGCCCGCGACAAGCAGCAGAAGGAGCGCACCGCCCTGGCCAAGATTGAGCGCAAAGCCATCAAGGCCCGCAAGGAAAAACTCAAGGGCCGTGCGGAGCACATGAAGGAGGCCCAGGCTGCCTTCAACAGCTGGGTGCGCGAGCGCGACTACGGCCAGCCGTGTATCAGTTGCGGGACTACCGCGAACGTGCAGTACGCGGCCGGGCATTACCGAACCACCCAGGCATGCCCAGAACTGCGCTTCGAGCCGCTGAACGTGCATCTGCAGTGCAATCGGAACTGCAACATGGGTAAGTCCGGCAACCTAATCGAGTACCGCATCGGCCTGATTGCCAGGATCGGCGCCGAGGCGGTGGCCTGGCTGGAAGGCCCGCACGAGCCGAAGCACTACAGCATCGACGATCTGAAACAGATCAAGGCGCAGTACCGAGCAATGACACGAAAACTACAGCGAGCCAGGGGGGAGTAAGCATGAAAAGGCCGATCAATCAGGACAAATCGAGCGCTGACATTCTGCTGGAGGCTATACAGGACATGCACACCCAGGAGCAGATCGTCACGCGCGAGACGCTGGCGGCCAACGCCGGGCTGGCAGACATGACCAAAACGCAGATCGACGACCGCCTGGCGTATCTGGAGAACAACGGCCGCATCGTGCGGGTGCAGCGCGGCGTATACGTCCCGGCCGAGCAGCACAAACCAGCTCGCCACGTCAGCCGCTCTCTGCTGCCCGACGGCACCAGTGTGCTGGAGATTGGCGATCAGGTGCTGATCCTGTCACCTCGCGAGGCGCGCATGGTCGGCGAAGCGATGGCCGGCGCCGCGCAGCAGTTCGTCGCCATCGAGATGGGCCACCAGGCCGCCCACGCCAACAAGGAGCTCGCCATGCAGCTCAAGGATATGCGTCGCCACCTGGCGCACCTGAGCAGCCTGGTCGATCCCGCGAGCGCGTGACGGCCGAGCGTGACACAAACAACCCATGCCCAGGAGGGCGAAATGCAGATACAGAGCCAGACCCACTACCAAGTCACCGCAGAAGAGGGCGAGCTGATCCTGACAGTCGCTGTTGAGATTGAAGGCGGCATGCTCTGTGCCGCCATGCGCCTGGATGCCTATGACCCCGGCGCCACCGGCGCACTGGCTGGCTACGTCGCCAACAGCCTGGCGCTGAATGCCGCGCAGTTCCCTGGTCACGGCGCTACTGAGTCGGTCACTGCCGAGCGCACAGTACAGATAGGCCCGAGCAGCATCGAAGTCATGCTCGTGGAGTTCATCGCCGAGCAGTGCGATCCTGTACTGGCCGTGAGCGCGCAGTAGCCGCACACCACCACATAGCGCCAGGAGGCGCCACATCATGGCCTGGAGACTGATCGAAGTCCCTGACGGCGAGCGCGACAACGACCTGACCAGCAGCGAGCTGGTCGCGGTCAGTATCATGCTGGCGCAAGGCATGGGCGAGCCACACAGCGACCTGAACGTCTACTACCGCGCATGGCAGAAGCTGCAGCCGCAGGTGAGCCAGGCGATAGACGAGTAACCACCCTCGAAATCCCGCGCGCAACGCCACCCCTATAGGGCTGGATAACCCGGCCCTGCCTCCCAAGACTGGCCGCCTATGGCCAGTTCAGACGACAAGGCGCACAGCGCCACCCCAAGCACTCCGACACCCACCAAGCCCACCGGCAAGGCGGCAGGTACGGCTGCGCCCGACTGGGAGCGCATCGAGCTGGACTACCGTGCCGGCGTTAAGAGTCTGCGCGAGATTGCCGATGGATCAGGCGTCAGTCACGTCACTATCAGCAAGCGCGCCAAGAAGGAAGGATGGGTGCGCGACCTGGCCGCGAAGATACAGGCCAAGGCCGACGAGCTGGTTAACAAGGCCACGGTTAACACGGGTGTTAACACGGTAAGCGCTGTTTCCGAGCGCGAAACCATCGAGGCCAACGCCCAGGCTGTCGCTGCCGTGAAGCTGGCGCACCGCAAGGACATTCAGCGCACGCGCGGCATCACCATGCGCCTGCTCGAAGAACTGGAGCACCAGACCGGCGCCGAGAACGTCTACCTGCTGGAGCAGATGGGCGAACTGCTGCGCTCCGAGGATGACAAAGGCCAGGACAAGCTCAACGAGCTGTACCACAAGATCATCAGCCTGCCCGGCCGGGCGAAGGTGATGAAAGACTTGGGCGAGTCGCTGCGCGTGCTGGTTGCCCTGGAGCGCCAAGCATTCGGCCTGGACGACAAGGACAACGCGCCGGTGGATGCACTCACGTCGCTGCTGCACGGCATCGCCAAGACCAGCGGCAACGCCTTTACCCCGGTCGCTGATGATCCCGAACACCAGCAGGGCGAGGACTGAGCGCATGGCCGCCGTGACGCACAGCGAGGCTCTGCTGCCGCTGCCCACGGACGCGGCCGAGTTGGCGCGCTGCCTGGCTGACCCTGAGTGGCGACTGTTCAGCGGCGCGCTCTACAAAATTATGATCAAGGGTGACGACAAGATCGGCGCCGACGGCAGCATCGAGGAAGGCGACAGCTTTGTTCTGCCGTTCAAGCCCAACCGCGCGCAGCGCCGCTTCATCCGCCGGCTGTGGCACCGCAACCTGATCCTCAAGGCGCGTCAGATCGGCTTCACCACCCTAATCGCCATCATGTGGCTGGATCACGCGCTGTTCAACGGCGATCAGCGCTGCGGGATCATCGCCCAGGATCGAGAGGCGGCCGAGGCGATCTTCCGCGACAAGGTGAAGTTCGCCTATGCCAACCTGCCCGACGAAATCCGCGAGCGTTTCCCGCTAGCGCGCGACTCGGCAACCGAGCTGCTATTCGCGCACAACAACAGTAGCGTCCGCGTGGCCACGTCCATGCGCTCGGGCACGATCCACCGGCTGCACGTTTCCGAGTTCGGGAAAATCTGCGCCAAGTTCCCTGACAAGGCGCAGGAGGTCGTCACCGGCTCCATTCCGGCCGTGCCCACCAACGGCATTCTGGTGATCGAGAGCACGGCGGAAGGGCGCGAAGGCGAGTTCTTCAAGATGGTCGGCATTGCCGAGGCCAACCACGCCAGCCGCAAGAAGCTCACCGCGCGCGACTACCGCATGCACTTCTACGCCTGGTGGCAAGAGCCGAAGTACCGCATGGACGCGTCCACGGTCGAGGTGAGCCAGGAAGAGCACGAATACTTCGATCTGGTCGAGGCCACCGTCCTGCGCGACATGGGCGAGCGCATCACCATCGACCCGGATCAGCGCGCCTGGTACGTCGCCACGAAGCGCGCCGACTTCTCCGGCGCCGAAGAGAAGATGTGGCAGGAGTACCCGTCCTTCCCATCCGAAGCCTTCCAGGTCAGCACCGTCGGCAACTGGTACGCCAAGGACATGCTGGCCCTGCGCAAGCGCGGCGGCGTGTGCCTCGTGCCGGAACTGGATATGCCGGTCAACACCTTCTGGGACATCGGCAACAGCGACGGCTGCGCGATCTGGTTCCACCAAGAGCTGCGCGGCGAGGATCGCTTCATCGGCTACTACGAGGCGCACGGCGAAGACCTGCGCCACTACGTCCGCGAGCTGCGCGAGAAGGGCTATGTGTTCGGCACTCACTACCTGCCGCACGACGCCAACCACAAGCGCCTCTCGGACTACAACCGCAGCACGATGGAGATGCTGCAAGACCTTATGCCGGGCGAGCGATTCGCCATCGTGCCGCTGATCACTGAGCTGGTCACGGGCGTCAGCCAGGTGCGCAAGCACATGAAGGCTGCCTGGATCGACGAAACCGGCTGCGCCAAGGGCATTCAGCGCCTGGAGGGCTATCGCAAGCGTTTCAGCCGCGCGGACAACCGCTACACCGACCAGCCGGACAAGAGCAACGGCTGCAGCGAAGGCGCCGACGCCTTCCGCCAGTGGGCGCAAGCCAAGGAGCTGGGGATGCTGCACACCGCCACCACCAGGCCATCCACCTATGTAGAAGCCGAGGCGCCTGACTGGCGCCTGTGAGGACACCAACCATGAACCAGACCACCGATGACCTGGCCCTGTCGCTGCGCGAGTATCAGGAGCTCTACGACGAGATTGAGCTGCAGCCGCGCTGGCGCGCCATTGCCGACAAGGAGATGGACTACGCCGACGGCAACCAGCTCGACTCCGACCTGCTGCGCCGGCAGGCCGAGCTGGGCATTCCGCCCGCAGTGGAGGACATGATCGGGCCAACCCTGCTCAGTCTGCAGGGCTATGAGTCAACCACGCGCACCGACTGGCGCGTCACCCCGAACGGTGATCCGGGCGGCCAGGACGTGGCCGACGCGCTGAACTTCAAGCTCAACCAGGCTGAGCGCGAGAGCAAGGCTGATCGAGCATGTAGCAAGGCATTCCGCCCGCAGATCGCCTGCGGCATTGGCTGGGTAGAGGTGGCCCGCGATCCTGACCCGATCCGCTACCCCTACCGCGTCAGCGCTGTGCATCGCAACGAGCTGCACTGGGACATGAAGTGCGGTGACGACTGGGAGCAATGCCGCTGGCTGCGCCGCCAGCGCTGGCTGCTGCCTGAGCGCGTGGCCGAGACGTTCCCGCAGTACAAGGAGCTGATCGAAGCCTGCGGCCGTGGCGGCAATGGCTGGTGGATGGACGACAGCCTGTACAGCGAGGGCGGCGCAAGCACGGGCCTCAATAACGCCTGGGATGAGGCGCGCGCCTGGACGATGCAGGAAGATCGCTGGTTCAACCCGACCACCCGCGAAGTCTGCCTGGCCGAAGTCTGGTATCGGCGCTGGATGAGCGTACTGGTGATCAAGACACCGAACGGCCGCGTGGTCGAGTACGACCCGGAGAACCTGCACCACCAGGTGGCACTGGCGAGCGGCGCAGCCAAGGCCCAGCAAGCCACCATTGCCCGCGTGCGGCGCTCATACTGGCTCGGCCCGCACCGCCTGTTCGACGGCCCGACGCCGTACACCCACCGGCACTTCCCCTACGTCCCGTTCTTCGGCTTCCGCGAAGATGCGACCGGCGTGCCCTACGGCTATGTGCGCAGCATGAAGTACGCACAGGACAGTCTCAACAGCGGTATCAGCAAGCTGCGCTGGGGCATGAACGTGGTGCGCGTCGAGCGCACTGCGGGCGCCACCGACATGACCGATGCCCAGCTCAGGCGCCAGATCGCCCGCCCGGACGCCGACATCGTGCTAAACGCACAGCACATGGCGCAGCCTGGCGCGCGCTTCGATGTCAAACGCGACTACACGCTGACCGATCAGCACCACCAGATGCTGGCCGACAACCGCGCCACCTTCGAGCGCGTGTCCGGCATCACCAGCGGCTTTATGGGTAAGGCCGGCACCGCAAGATCGGGCCTGCAGGAACAGACGCAGGTGGAGCAGAGCAATCAGTCGCTCGGCCACATAATGGACAACTTCCGCGCCGCCCGGTCGCTGGTCGGCGAACTGCTGCTGGCGATGATCGTCGAGGACATGGGCAGCGAGCCGACCACTATCGTCATCGAGGGCGATGCCGTCACCGCTGATCGCGTCGTACAGATCAATAAGCCGGAGGTGGACGAGCGCGGCTATCCGTACCTGTCCAACGACCTGCAGCGCACCAGGCTCAAGGTCGCCCTGGAAGACGTGCCGTCCACCAACTCCTACCGTGGCCAGCAGCTCAACGCGATGAGCGAGGCGGTCAAGGCCATGCCGCCGCAGTACCAGGCCGCCGTGCTGCCGTTCCTTGTGTCGCTGATGGATGTGCCGTTTAAGCGCGATGTGGTCGAGGCGATCCGCGCCGTGGATCAGCAGCAGACCCCGGAGCAGATCGAGCAGCAGATTCAGCAGGCGCTCAAGGACGCCGGCAACGACATCAAGCTGCGCGAACTCGACCTGAAAGCTGAGCGCCAGGCGAGCGAGATGCGCGGCATGGACGCCAAGACCGTGCTGACCCTGATCCAGGCGATGTTCTCCAGCATGCAGGGCGGCGCCCAGGTGGCGCAGATGCCGATGATCGCGCCCATCGCCGACAAGATGATGCAGGCGGCCGGGTTCCAGAACCAACCAGGCGGGCAAGACCCGAACTTCCCGGTGCCCGAGCAGGCCGCCGCCATGAACATCGCGTCGCCTTATGTGCAGGGTGAGGGCGCCGTGACCGATGGAGGTGACGCAGGCATCGAGGCTCCAGCCAACACCAGCCCGCAGTTCCCGGCCGTGGCCGGCACTGGGCAGCAGGGCATCGAGACGACCACACCCGCCGACAACCTGGGGGCTCCGGTATGAGCGAGCCATGCCGCGGCTGCACGCCAGCCGGCCACCAGTACCACCGCCCATTTACCCAGGCCGAGTACAAGCAGGCGCTGACCCTGCTCGCTCAGCGGGAGGACATGAGCATCGAGCGGCGCGAGCAAATCCGCGCCGAGATCGACGCGCACCCACGGGAGGCCGAGTAGATGGACTACTGCACGCACTTCCCAGAGGGCTGGTGGGCGACCTGCTGCCAGGCGCATGACGCGGCCTACGCCGCGCAGATCGGCCGCATCGAGGCCGACCTTGGCCTGCTGTCATGCGTCGCCAGCAGCGGCGGAAGCGGCGCCATGAGCCTGCTCGCCGGCGCCATCGGCCTGACCATGTTTATCGGCGTGCGCCTGTTCGGCTCGCGCTACTACCGCAAGAGCTAAAGGAGAGTCACCGCATGTCGATCATCAAGCCCACCGTTGGCCGCGTCCTCTGGTACTGGCCGAGCACCCAGGACATTGAAGCCGGGATGTTCGCCTACCCAGGAAGCGATCAGCCGTTCACCGCGCAAGTGGTGTTCGTGCATAGCGACCGCATGGTCAACCTGATCATCACCGACCACGGCGGCGGCGCCCACGAGAAGCGCAGCGTGACCCTGCTCCAGGCCGGCGACAGCGTGCGCGACAATGCCGGCTACGCCGAGTGGATGCCCTACCAGCAAGGCCAGGCGGCCAAGAGCGAGGCCGCCGAGGCGAAAGCCTGTTCCGGCTGCGGCTCCTGCGCTGCGAGCGATCCGCGTGTGCGCCTGTTCCTCAATCGAGGCGCGGTGATCAAGGTCAATGGCGTGCCGCTGGAACTGGAGCACGACACCACTGTGCTGGCGCATGCCGCAAATGTGCCGCTGCTGTCGAGCGAGAGCGTGGCGGCCTGCCAGAGCGAGCGCGCCGACTGAGCGGCGCAAGGGAACCAATGAACCACTGACTGACAGGCGGCAGAAGGCTGGCCGCCAAGGAGATTTACGATGTCCAACCGTAAGATCACCACGCAAACCGAAAAGACATACGCCGAAGGCGAGGAGCGGCGCCTACTGATCGTTCGCGCCAATGGCGGCTCGCTCGCGGTAGAGAAGCGGGTGGGCGACAACTGGGTAGTTGCCGACACATTCGCTGCAGACGGCGCGCACCTGATGAACTTCGGGCTTGGCCCGGTGCGCTTCACCCCCACTGGCGGCGCGGAGTATTCAATCGAATGAGCCTACTACTCAACCCCAAGGCCGCGCCCGTTGCTGCTGGCGCCGCCACCACCATCGGCGTTCTAGGTACATCATTGGTGCAGCAGAATGATGCCGCGACCGCCAGTAAAATCAGCCATTGGAATCGCGGCTGGCTGTCCTGGGCGCGGTATTTCGCCAAAGGCCGCTTCTCCTGCGAAATCTGGCACGACCCTGCGGTCTACCTTGGCTGGGAGCCTTCTCAGGCGCCGGGCGCAACGCGCTTCTTCCGTGGGCTCAATGCCGGCGTGTCAGGCCAGACTATTGCGCTCATCGAGGCGCGCAAGCAGTTCTTGAAAAGCGCTGTTGACTGCGGCTGGGTCGTTATTGATGCCGGCACCAATGACATAGCCCCCTTGGCCAAAGAGGCCATCCACGCCGCCAGGGTAGAACTGGCGCGCTACTACCTGGCTGCAGGCATTTCCGTGATCATGTTGCCCATCCTGGCTCGCGGCACAGGCTCCTGGGCTGCTGGCAGCGCAGAGCGCAAGAAGGCCGCATGGGTCAACAACCAAACCATCCAATTCTGTAAGGCAACGCCAGATTGCTACTACTTCGACTGGAACGCCTACTGGGTAGACCTCACGAATGCCAACGGTGAGCCGAAGGCTGGGTTCTCTCCGGACTTCATCCACTTCCAGTGCCCAGGCGGCGTGTCTGTGGGCGAAGGCTTCGCCAACTTCGCCGCCAAGTTGCTTCCGGAAGCGTTTCCGCGCGTGTGGTCTGCCGACGACCTGTTCGATGCCACTCACAACCCGAGCGGCAACCTGCTCCCCAATCCGTTCTGCGCCGCCACTGGCGGCGCGAACGGCACCGGCTCTAGTGGCAGCGTGTCCAGCAGCATGCGCGTGGAGCGCTCTACTGGTGACGCCACCGTCGTGTGCAGCAAAGAGACCCGCACCGATGGTCGTGGCGACTGGCAAGTGATGACTATTACGCCCGGCGCGACCGACAGTCTGATCTATTTCCGCACCAACAGCTCCGACACCACGCACACCTACCCGGCAGGCACTTGGGTGCAGGCGTCCTGTGAGTGCGAGATTGGGCCAGCCAATGGCTGGCAAGGGGTGTCGCTGTACCTCAAGGACAACGGCATAGGCGGGCTGATCGCCTATGACCTTGAGCCGTTTGACCCCGGCTCAGGTTATGTGAAGCTGCCGATGCGCCAGCTCAACGGCATGCTGGTGACGCCGCCCATCCAATTGGTCAACGCATCTCCCAGCTTGCGCTGGCGGGTAGAGCTTCGCGTCGGGTCTACCGGCGGCGGGGCGTCCGGCAACCATGTGGTCAAGCTCGGAGCGGTTGAGCTTCGCCAGGTTGCCGATCCGCGCGGACTGGTGGGCTACAAGGAATAGCCGCAATCCCTCCTGCAATGCCCTAGCCCTAAAGGGTGTTCACCCCTGTAGGGCTAGGTGTTTCTCCCCCTCGTTTTCACACTCGCTGCCAAGCCAACGCGCACCCGTGTGCTGCGGCGATATGCGGAGCAATCCGCGTGCTGATGACCCATAGCGGCCATGGCGATATGTGGCGGGACAGGCATGAATACCGATCAGGAAAACGAGTTCATCGAGTCGCTTGACGGCGAGATTTCCCCCGAGCAACTAGACCAGCTCCTTGGGCTGGGACAGGGCGATACCGGCGCATTGTCGTCGGAGCAGGCAGCACAGCCCGAGGCTGCCCAGGCGCATGGCGGAAAAGAGGCCGAGAGCGCGGACAGTGAGGATGCCGGCGCAGGCAAACAGCAGGGCCAGGAGCCTGAGCTGAATGCCGACAACGCCGTAGTCCTGACCAGGGACGGCAAGCACACCATTCCTTTTGACCGTCTGACCGAGGCGCGCGAGCAGGCCAGATCCGAGCGCGCGCTGCGTGAAGCAGCAGAGGAACGAGCGGCAGCGGCACAACGCGAGCTGGAGAGCCTTCGGGTTCAAGCTCAAGCGCGTGCCGAGGCGGGCGAGGCACCGACCAAGACCGACAACCAGTTGGCGGCAGCGCAAGCGGCCATCGACCAGGGTGTCGATCCGGGGATTTTCGGGGACTTCTCCGAGGAGGCGCTGGCGAAGGGTATCGCCACGCTGGTGGCAAGCCAGGTGGAGGCGAGGGTAAGCAAGGCGCTGGAGCCAATCCAGGCCAAGCAGGCGAGCGAGCTCACCAATCAGCACTACGCCGCCATCTACGAGGCGCACCCGGACGCCGACTCCATTGTCGAGAGCAGGGAGTTGGCCGACTGGATCAATTCGCAGCCCTCCTACGCGCGTGATGCCTACGCCGCCGTGCTCCAGCAGGGCAGCACCGGGCAGGTGATTGAACTGTTCGACGCCTTCAAGCAGGCCACAGGTGTAACTCAACCAGGTGCATCGGCTGCGGCCGATGTGAAAACCAAAGCACAGCAGGCCGCCGCACAAGCGACCGCGCCGGTTCCGAACAGCCTAACCGACATTGCCGGTGGCCGTTCGGCTGGAGTGGGTCGAGATGAAGCGCTGGCCCATATGGAAGGCTTCGAGCTCTTGCAGAACATGGATTCCATGTCCCGCGAGCAGATGGAAGCCTGGCTAAACAACCTCTAAGGAGAGCACGAGCATGCCTACCGCTCAGAACTCGCATGCCGCCTATGGCGACAAGAAAAACATGATGCAGCAGGCCGTAGGTCTGTTCGCCACTCACCTCAAGCGCAACAACAAGCTGTCGCGTCTGATCGGCTCCATGCCCAAGGGCGAGGCCGGCGCCGTGGCCACCATCAAGAAGCAGACCAGCAAGCACCTGCCGATCGTCCGCTGCATGGACTTGGGCAAGGGCATGGGTGATGAAGTCACCTTCAACCTGGTCAACCCCTTCGGCGCCATCCCGATCATGGGCAGCGAGTACGCCGAGGGCCGTGGCACCGGCATGAGCATCGAGGAAGACCGCCTGCGCGTGAACCAGGCCCGTATCCCGGTCAAGCTGTCGGACACCATGACCGACATTCGCTCGCCGGTGGACTTCCGCAAGCTGGGCCGCCCGGTCGCACAGGCGACTATGGACCGCTACCTGGATCAGAGCCTGATCATCCATGCGGCCGGCGCTCGCGGCAACGTGATGAACCAGACCTGGAGCGTGCCGCTCGACACCGATCCGAAGTTCGCGGCCGTGATGGTCAACCGCGTCAAGGCGCCGACCAAAAACCGCCACTTCATGGTGGACGGCTCTGGCGTGACCAGCTTCAAGGTCAATGCGGGCGAGATGGATATTGCCAGCACCGACGTGCTGAGCATGAGCGTGGTCGATTCCCTGCGCGCAGTGATGGACGAGATGGTCATGCCGCCGCCGCCCGTCCAGTTCGAGGGCGACGAGGCCGCCGAGGACGACCCGATCCGCGTGCTGCTGGTGACTCCGTTGCAGTACAACCAGTTCGCTGCCGATCCGGCGTTCCGCTCCATGCAGGCTGCCGCCCTGGCGCGCGCCGCCAACGCCAAGGGGCACCCGATCTTCAAGGGTGAAGTCGGCCTGTGGAACAACTTCCTGATCATCAAGCAGAACATCCCGATCCGCTTCTTCGCCGGCAACACCGTGCGCTACTGCGCCGACTTCGCCAGCGAAACCGAGAGCACCTGCGTTGTGCCGGCCAGCTTCGGCACTCAGTACGCGGTGGATCGCGCGATCCTGCTCGGCGGCCAGGCCGTTGCCCAGGCGCTCGGCCGCTCCGACAAGTCCGGCGTGCCGTTCTTCTGGAGCGAGAAGGAGATGGATCACGGAGACAAGGTGGAGCTGCTGATCGGCGCCATCCTCGGCACCTCCAAGATTCGTTTCGCGGTCAACACCGGCGAGCGCGTCGAGTTCACCGACTACGGTGCCTCGGTGCTCGACACCGTGGTGCCGCTGAATCAGGTCGGCTAACCCACCCTGACGCGATGGGCGGCTAACCCCGCCCATTCCTTCACTCAGACGAGGCTCCTTTTATGGCTACCGTATCCCTGAAAAGCGCGCTCAAGCGCCAGTTCGGCAACACCCCCTACGGCAATCTGTCCGTGCTGTCCTTCGCCCTGGCCACCCTGGCAAGCGGCGCCGCCGCCGATTCCGACTCGACTGCCGCTATTGCAGCCGGTGACGTGATCGACCTTGGCCCGCTGCCGGAAGGTCTGCGCCTGGATGACGCACAGATCATTGTCACCACCGGCATGACCGCCACCATCACCGGCTCGCTCGGCTTCAAGTACGAAGACGGCACCGACTCGACCGAGGCGCCGCAGGACGCGGCCTACTTCGGCTCTGGCATCGACCTGGCTGCTGCCGGCCGCAAGCGTGCCACCGGCACCAAGCTGCTGACCCTGGCCAAGCCGGCACGCCTGATCCTGACCACTGCCGTGGCGGCCAATGCCAAGGCCAGTGACATCAAGGTGCTGGTGTACGGCGAGCAAGTCGGCGCTCGCTAAGCCCTGATAGAGCCGGCCCTTCGCCGGCTCTTTCTCATCCCGCAGGAGTAGGACTCCCCATGAAGATCACCGCCATTGCCGCCATTGCTCACGCGATCAACGCGGCCTATTGCGCCTCGCAAGGCGACCTTTCCCAGCCGACTTGGGCCGATGCGCCCGAGTGGCAACAACAGTCGGCAATTGCCGGCGTAGAGATGCACCTGGCAAACCCCGACGCGACGCCCGAGCAGGCCCACGAGAGCTGGCTGGAGCAGAAGATCGCTGACGGCTGGGTGTACGGCGCGGTGAAAGACCCGGACGCCAAGACTCACCCGTGCTGCGTGCCCTACGAGGAGCTGCCCGTCGAGCAGAAGGCCAAGGACTATCTGTTCCGCGCCGTGGTGCATGCGCTCAAGGATATTCCCGACGCCGAAGACGCTGTGGCCAAGGCTCTGGCCAGCCTGCCGTCGCCGACCCTGGCTATCGAAGGCGTGCAGGCCGGCTACATCGGCGTCCAGTACATCGGCCGCCGCGACTACTGGCAAGACACCCTGTATTCCAGCGGCCTGACCTTCACCAAGGGCCAGGCGCGCTCCGTGCCGCAGATCGTCGCCCGCAAGCTGCTGCGCCACCTCGACCTGTTCAAGCAGGTGGAGGGCGCCGTGGCGGCCGGTGACGACACCGCCGAGCAACTGGAGCAGGGCGCAAAGACCAGCGACAAGCGCGAGGCCGAGCGCCAAGACTTCGCTGTAATCGACCAGATGAATCAGATCAGCACCAAAGCCGGTCTGGCTGAGTTCGCCCTGGTTCAGTTCGGCATCAAGCTGAACATGCGCGACAAGCTGGAGGACATGCGCGAAACCGTCACCCAGCACATCACCCGCTTCGGGGCGCAGTAATGACCCTGGCCGAGCTGATCCGCCGCGTTCGCACGGAAGCGCACGACCTGGCTGAGCCGTATTTCTGGAGCGACGAGGATATTGCCTCCTGGCTGAATGATGCCGTCAGCGAGGCATGTATTCGCGCGCGACTGATCCACGAAAGCCAGGACGCGGCCGTGTGCCAGATTGCCGTGACAGCCGGCCAGGCGGTCTACCCGCTGCACCCGGCACTGTACGAGCTGACCCACCTGGGCCTGTATCCGGCTGACGGATCGCGCCCAAGCATGCTGCTGCTGTACTCGACCGAGAGCCTGGACGCCGAGCGCCCAGGCTGGCGGGGCGAAGTGGGGTGCCCGCTGTACGCGATCCAGGGCGACACCGACTTGCGCCTGGTGCCAAGCCCGGAGCAGGCCGCCACGCTCAAGCTGGAAGGCTACCGCACGCCGCTGGCCGGCATGGTGCTGGCCAACAAGGACACCGCTGAGCCAGCGATTCACCGCGACCATCACCGTCACCTGATCCAGTGGGTGCTGCACAAGGGCTTCTCTGTGCCGGATATGGAAGCATTCGACCCGAACCGCTCGGCCCAGGCTGAGCGAGCCTTTGAAGACTACTTCGGTCTGCGCCCGAGCGCCGATCTTCGCCGCGCGACCCGTGAGGACGTGCCGCAGCATGTGGAGGCGTTCTGGCCATGACCAAGATGCACGTTGACATCAAGCCCGGACAGGCGCTCATCGTCGGCGATACCGTGATCCGCCTTGAGAAGAAGTCCGGCCAGGTGGCGCGCCTGCTCATCGAGGCCGCCCCAGACACCCCGATCAAGCCCCCGGCGCGCACGAGCGCTCCTGAATCTGTGGAGAACACTCATGGCTAACACGCTTTTCGACTTCGCCCGTCAGCGCTTTCTTGAGGCGCAGATCAACTGGATGACCGACACCATCAAGGTGATTCTGGTCGATACCGGCGCCTACACGCCGCAGACCGCCGTTCACCAGTATCTGGCGGACATCCCGATCTCTGCGCGTATCGCTGGCCCCGTCACGCTGACCAGCAAGGCCACCACCGGCGGCGCAGCAGACGGGGCGGACGTGACCTTTACCAGCGTCTCCGGCGCCTCCATCGAGGCCATCATCATCTATGCCGACACCGGAACCGAGGCGACCAGCCCGCTGATCGCCTACATCGACACGGCCACCGGCCTGCCGATTACTCCTAATGGGGGGGATATTATTGTTACTTGGGATAACGGCACGAACAAAATTTTCAAAGTTTAGTTAGGAAAATCAGGCACTTAGCGCGTCATTTGATTTGGATGTTCCGTCGGTCTAGGCTAATGGCACAAACCAAAAAAGAGGATGCCGCCGTGGGAAGAAAACGAGTGCTTGAGGACAAGGCTTGCGAGCAGTGCGGTACTGAGTTCAGGCCAAGGCTGCGAGTGGACAAATACTGCTCTCCTGCATGCAGGTCGGCGGCGAAGTCCAGGCCGAAGAAGGTATGCCTGCAGTGTCGGGCCGAGTTTCAGCCGGCGACTGGCGAGCAGAAGTATTGCTCGCATGCCTGCAGCGTCGCGTCGCTGCGAGTGGACAGGTCGGTGGAGTGCCAGTGGTGCAAGACTGTGTTTCAGCGGCCTCACGGCAAGGTCAGGGCGTTCTGCTCCCGAGCCTGCTCGATGAAGGCGCGCGGCGCCGGCCTAGTCGCTAACTACCAGGAGCTACAGCCCAAGCAGGAGCCAGGCGACGGATACCACCTAAGCAGCTCCGGCTACCGAGCAAGGAAGGTCAATGGCGTGCAGGTGTTTGAGCACCGCGAGGTGATGGAAGAAATGATCGGGCGCCCGCTGATGAAGGGCGAGCGAGTGCACCACCGCAACGGCAAGCGCGACGACAACCGGCCGGAAAACCTGGAGCTATGGACAGGCGTAGGGCAGAGCAAGAAAGACCCCCATGGGGTTCGACTGGTGGACAAGGTTCTAGATATGGTGGAGTCACTGAATAAGGCCGAGCGCGAGCAAGTTGCTCGCCGACTGGAGGAATTGAACGCATGAGTGTTGCCGATGCCAAGCCCGAGCCGATCCGCGTCGGCGTGGAGGGCTTTGTTGCCTTCGACGCGAAGACGCAGATGCCTGCAGCAATCCCGTGGGGTCGCGTCCTTGGCCTGCCGGCATTCCAGATGTTCATGGCCGAGCGGCATGGCGTGACCAACATGGCCGGCTTCAAGCCGCAGCCTGAGCTGTTTGACGAGTATTGCCAGTGGCATAGCGAGAAAGGGTACTGGCCGGGTGAAGACTCGCTTGGCGGGCTGCTTGAGCCTGCGGGCGTCGCAGCATTGAGCGAGTGAGGCGTCAGGATGGATCGGAAAAAATACAGCAGCTTCCGCCTGATGGTGACAAGCGCGATTCACCAGAGCTCTACTGGCTTCTGTGTTATTGGGTCATGGCAACTTTTTGAGTCCTATGACGGCAGCGGAGCAAGCGTTCTCACGGGCGGCACGCCGTCGGCGTCTTCGGCCTTTGGCGCTGGGTTTGAGGCTGACAAAGCGTTTGACTCAGACCCCGTAACGCGCTGGTCATCAGTCTCAGGTTCGTTCCCGCACTGGCTACGGTACGACCTGCCTGCCGCGAAGAAAGTCGGCTCGATCTACTTGAGGCTGATCAACAACCCAACAAATGGCCCGTTTAACTTCGAGTTACAAGGGTCGAACGACGGCGGGCTTACCTGGGAGGTCATCAAGTCCTTCACGAACTTCGCCACTCAGACCGAGATGGCTGACGGGAAGCTGGGCGAGGTTCCGCAGTATTTCCTCGCAGGAACAGCCGTAACCGAGAGCGGGGCGCCGGCGGATAACGTCCACCTGCTCAAGTGGCTGAGTGGCGACAAGGTAGCGTCATTGGTTCCGGGCCTCGATGGCGCCTGGAGCCACAAAACCGCAGAGCCGGCAGGACTACTTGTTGTTGCGATAGCGGGCGGCGGGGCAAGGCCGGCTGCCGATGGGCCGATTTACCCTGAGCGGCAAACATGAGCAGCTACTACTCGCCTGGAATGTATCGGGACAATGTGCTGCCCTACGGTTACGTCGCGCCAAGCGCCGCGAGCGTTCAGCAGCTTCTGCCTCTCACGCATGCGGCCTTCGCTGGCGCTGGCTACCTGGCCGGCAGCTTCCCTGATGGCATCACCACGCTCAACGGCGTGCCGGTGGCCGCCATGGTGCGCGTGCATTACCGCCCAGAAGAAGGCGAGCCAGGCGATGGCGTGCTGGTCGCTGCGACCACTTCGGGCGCTGACGGCGCCTGGCGCATCGACGGACTTAACCCGGCGCTCAAGTACGACATCATTGGCCGCCTGGATGGCCAGAACGACGTGATAGCTGCCAATGTGCAGCCTATGACGCTTGGTGGCTGAGCGTGTCCTACGTCCCGCCGCAGGGTGATGAGGTCGCGCTTGACTTCGATGCGGAGGGCTATACGCCGCCCAGCGGCAGCATGGTCGCCCTGGAGTTTGCCCCTGGCGGCGGCCCTCCGGTCGGCACCGATCAGTATTCCTTCCCGGTTGGATTCGACTCGGCAGCATTTGGCGTGCCGCCCGTGGTGCGTCTGGCCTCGCTGTTTGTCGGTCTGCCTGGACGCGGCATTGCGCCGGCCAATGGCTATGGCCGTCCGACAATCATCAATCGCAACACCTACGCGCGCCCGGCCAGTATCGTGGCGGATCGCTACGGCACGCAGCGAGTTGAGCACTACCGGCGCTACCTGGCGCCTTTAGCGCCGAGCGTTGCCGGCATCGGCACGGCAAGGCTCACCCTGGCGAAGCGCTTTGTCACGCCTGCGAGCATCTATCAGGAGTTCGCCACCGCGCACACGGTTGGCGGTTTGCGATTTCTGCTGCCGGCTGGCTTTGTGGCGACGCTGTTCGGTACGCGGGTGGTGCCGGAGATTCAGCGGGCCTATCCATCAGGCTTTGCAGGTAGCTACGGCCAGGCGCTGATCTGGAATTACCGGCAGCTCCTTCGGCCTGCAGGGTTTGCCACGGGCGGCACGCAGGAGGCGCTGCGCTGGGGCATTGCGCGGGCCTGGAACCTGCGCCAGTACGTCGCCATGAGCTACGACCCGGATAGCGGGCTGAACCCGCCAGCCTGGCCGCAGTGGACGGCCATTGCAAACCGCAACCGCCTGCTGGCCACATTCGGGCAGCGTATGGATCGCCACGGTGACGCGATCATCTACAACGCCGCCAGGGCGATCTTGCCGCCGGCCATCGCGGCGCCCATCACTGCGCCGGACTACAAGGCGGGCATGGTGGCCTATGGCAGGCGATTCCTGCCGCTGCAGGGTATCGAACCGCCATACCTGAGCAACTGGCTGACCGTGCTCAATGATGCGCGCGTGCTGGGCAGCAAGGGCTACGAGGCCAAGCTGTTTGGCGTGCCCGCAGTGGTCAACACGCGCCGCTACTTCCAGTTCACGGGTTGGGACAGCCGCTGGTTCGGCTATCCGATGGCGGCCTTCGGCGTGCGCACCGTTGATCTGAATGGAGTGGTTGGCATTGCGCCGCCGGTGATCCCGTTGCCGGAGCTGAAGCTGCACCGGCGCTACGTTGATCCCGTTGGTGGCGACATGGCCAGGATCGGCACGCCCTTCCTGTCGATTCACCGCAACATCATCGCGCCACGCTGGACGCTGGCCGATGCCTACGGCGAACCGCGCGTGCGCAATCTGACGCCGGAACTGGTGACGCGCGGGCGCAACTCGGAAGAGTTCGGCGCTGCCCTGGTGCGCCTGCAATGGCGGCGCGTGACCACCGGCGAAGCATTCACACAAATCATTCCGCGCCCAGGTATCGCCTACCGCGACCGCGCTCTGCCGCTGGCCGGGATCAGTTCGGCCGTGATCAGCGACAAGCTCAAGGTGACAAAAACCGGCGCCCCGCCCTACACCGAGCAGACCATCAGCCTACGCGGGCCGGTTAATCCGCTCACGGGCGCCGAAGGCGACGGCAATGGCATCGAGGTAGATCCAAGGCTGCAGGTGCCGGAGCCGGCAATGAACCAGAGCGTGCTATACGCAAAGTCGGAAGACCCAGCGACCTTGTGGGGCATGGCGCGAGTTACATCCAACGTGATCCGCATTGAGTTCAGCTACCACAACCTGGTGGCGGTGGCATCGCCGCGCGTGGAGGCGCGCATTCGCTACATCGTGCTCACCGACCCAGAGGATAAGTACGCGATCAGGGCGCCTTACGAGAACGAGCGCACCCCATTGCACAGGATGTCCCCGTTCACTATCTACGCGATGACCGAGGCGCCGGCTCAGGCGATGCAGAACCACCCAAACATCACAGGCAGGCCGCTGCATGTCATTGACGGGCGCCGAGCGGGAGGCGCCGATGTGCAGTGGGGCAATGCGCAGGTGAACAACCAGCATCGCAGTCTCCCGGCCAGCGGAATCCCGTGGGTGCATACCCTTTACAACAACGAGATGCCCAGCCCAAGGGTGCAGAACAGGCGGACAGTGGTGGCGCCGGCCGGCATCAACTCCCTGCGCATGGGGCGGACTATGGTGCCTGGCACGGTTGAGCTGACTTTCTACCTGCCGTTCCTGGCGACTCTGTTCGGCACAGCAAAAGCAGCTTTCGGCCCTCCGCGCGGCAACCAGACGCAGAAGGCGGGCGGCTACCACTTCGCCGAGTACGGCGCGGCGCGCGTGGAGCACAAGAACCGAACCGTCACCGCGTCCGGCTTCCTGGCCGAACGCATGGGCACGCGCCTGGTGGGAGACAAGCCCTATATGTGGCAGGGGCTGCGTGTCGGCCCGCTGATGCCGACCATCCCTGGTGGCTACCGGGCGGATGTTTACGGCACGGCCTTTATCTCGTATCGCGTCCGCGAGGCGCGCATACAGGGCTTCGATGGCATGGCCATCGGCTACGACATCAACGACTTTGCGGCTCGCATGCGCGTTACGCGCCGCGAAATCGAGAAGTACCCGAGCCGCCGGATTGTGACGCAAGGGCACAGCTCTGCTCGATTCGGCTATCACGACGCGCGCGTGCTGCGTCAGTACATAAGGCCGGACGGAAACTCCGACCAACACCGCAAAGGAGCCTTCTGATGGACACTCCGATCATTCCGCTGGCCGGCATCAACAACGTCGGCGAAGACGCCGCGCTGCAGGGCGAGCGCCTATTTGTGCGCGATGCGCTGAACGTCAACGTGACCCCGGCTGGCAAGGCCGAGATTCGCCCAGGCGCTCGCCTGGTCACGGCGCAGCGCTATCGCAACCTGTGGCAGAGCCCGTTGCATGGAGACACCTTTGCCACGCTGGGCGCTGACTGGGTGAAGGTCGATCCGTCCACCTGGCTGCATCGGGTGCTGGCCGCCGTGGGTGATGGCGATGCTGCGCATGAGGTGCTGAACAACCAGGTGGTTGTCGCGGCGCCGGCCGGAATCTTCACCTTCGACGGCAGCACAGCCCAGCGCTTGACCCTGGACACCCCGGCGCCGCCGTTCGTGATGGCTGAGAGCGGATCTCTGCCGGCAGGCACCTACGGCGTGGCAGTGGCCTGGCTGCGCGGAGCGCAGGAGTCGGCACAGTCGGAGATCGCGTTTACTGAGGTGGGCGATGCGGGCGCTCTATCCGTCACCTTGCCGATGTGCCTGGATGCCAGCGTGACCGGCGCGCGGCTGTACCTGACCAGGCAGAACGGTGGCGAGCTGTTGCTGGCCGGCGACTACGCTCTGGCGTCGCCTAGCATCCGCCTGCCTTTGCTGCCGGATCTTGGCCGGCCGGCGCAGTTCCGCCACCTGTCGCCCATGCCCACTGGCAAGTATCTGAAATACTGGCGCGGGCGCCTGCTGGTCGCCAACGGCAACGTGCTGCGCTGGTCGGAAGCGCTGGCATACCATCTGCACGATGAGCGTCATGGTTTCGTGCAGATGCCGCAGCGCATCACCTTCGTGCAACCCGTCGATGGTGGTATTTGGGTCGGGCAGGTCGATCACGTCGCCTTCCTTGCCGGGGCGGAGCCGGGCGCCCTGAGTCTTTCCCGCAAGGCGTCGCGCGCGCCGATCCCCGGCAGCGCGATCCTTGTCCCTGCCGAGGTGGTCGGCAGCAACGCCTCTCCAGGCGGATCGCCCGTGGCTGTGTGGCTGGCCGAGAACGGCTATGTCATGGGCACCAGTGGCGGCGACCTGGCCGAGGTGCATGCGGGCGTGATGGCTGGGATCACTGGCCAGCGCGGCACGTCTGTAGTGCTGGATCGCCGATTGACAACAGCAGTAACCTGAGTCATCCCGAATTTCCGGGCCAACTATCCGCTGCGCAAGAGTGTGGCATGACTTACCAAGGGGTAATCATGTCCTACTTCATTCTTGCTCTGATCGCTCTCACCTGCTGCGTGCCGGTGGCGCGCAGGGTCTGTCATGCTGTCTTGCTGTGGCTGACCGCAAAAATCCTCGGTGAGCAAGTCCTTGCCCGTGGCGAATACTTCGGTCGCGTCAACGGCGGCGAATGGGCCAAGGAGGGTGACAACTTGATCGTGCTGGAGGGTCTGTCGCACATCCTCAGTGTGGCGCTCGGCGGCACAGCCAAGCCTGCAGGCTACTACCTGGCACTGTTCTCCGGCTCAGCGGCGCCGGCCGCCAACTGGACGGCCGCCAGCTTTGCTGCTGTGGCTTCGGAAATCGTCAGCCTGACCGAGGGCTACACCAGCCCGACCCGCCCTGCCTGGACGCCGCCGAACAGCACTTCCACCAACAGCATCGACAACATGGCCGCTGTAGCCAGCGTCACCATCGCCACCAGCGGCACGCTCAACGTGACCGGCGCGGCGCTGCTGACCGACAGCACGCGCGGCGGCACCACTGGCAAGCTGATTTCCGCGACCAAATACGCCGCTGAGCGGGTGTTCCAGAATGGCGACACCTACGAAATCGGCTATCGCATCAGCCTGACGGTCTAAGCCATGCACCAGCCCCGCCCTCACGGCCGGTTCTACTACGGCGAGGGCGAGCTGGATCAGGATGATGCGGCTGCCGCCGAGCTGCTGCTGCGTCGCCTGACCAATCTCAAGGGCGTGTCTCGCCTGGACGCGCTCAAGATGGCTCGCACTCTGCCGAGCGGCGCCACGGCAATTGCCCAGGACGCCGGCGGCGTGGTGCGCCTGCTGATCTACCCGAAGGTGGAGCGAGACGAGCCCGAGCATGAGGGCATTGCCGAAGACTATGTGCCGATGCTGTTCTGTGGCGCCATTGACAACGGCATGGGCGTGCCTGGGAAGCCTATCGACGTAGCTGTCACGAACACCACGCAGCGCCGGCTTGGCCAATATGTTAAGGGCGAGGAAGCCGCCGCACGGCTGAGCCTGGCGCGCTTCAACTGCCGCATTCCCAACCACCTCAAGCTGTTCGGTGGCGAGCTGGAGCCGTTCATGACGCAGTACGCCAGGCTGCGCCCGACATGGTGGACGGGGGCGATGGCGCAGGTGGTGCAGATCGTCGGCGGTTATGGGCGACAGGACTTCGACGATCTTCCAGATGAAGGTGTCGAGCGCGCGCGCCTGCTGATCCCGGCGCGTTACCGGCAGCGGATCGCCCAGGAAATCGAGAACCGGCGACTGCCCGGCTATCTCGGCATACCGCCCGAAGACGGCCAGTTCGTCTATGACATGCAGGCGGCCAAGACGCATGGCGTCACTTTCGACGCCGCTGGCGCGCCGTGGCTGACCCAAGTAAGCCGTGCTGGGGTGTACGCCATGCCGCTGCCGATCATTCCGGCGACCGCGACCCAGGCATTCCGCGAGTACATGGAGGAGGTCGCCGACCACGAAATTCTGTGGGCGCTTGATCGTTTCGGCGGCCTTCCGTCTGGAGAGGGCTTCCCTGCGACCGAGGACGGCATGGAGGCGTGGCGCCGGGCCGGCGCCATCATCAAGGTCTGCGAAACCAAGGACTTCTACGCGCTGGATGAGCTTAGCTTGGCCTGCGGCTGGGCGTTCAATAGCAGCGGCACGGAGGGCTTCAATACCGCGACCGGCTTCGGCGGCGAGTATGCGATTCCCTTCTGTGCGGCTTTCAAGCTGCGCCTGCGCTTCGGTAGGGCCGAGAATCGCGGCTGGGTGGCGGGCCGTACCTTCGAGGGCATGGCCGATCAGGCGCGGATCAATGCCTACATGGGCGGACTGCTCAGCCGGCTTTCCAAGAACCGTGACCGCGAGCGTGCCATCAAGTACAAGCTGCGCCGCGTCGAGCCGGCGAAGATCATTGCCCGCCTTGGGCATGATGGCGCCACCGACGTGGATTACTGGGACGCCCTGGAGATTGAGCCGATTGCCGCGCATATCGGCAACTGCGCAAAGGTCGGCCAGGGATGGATTTATCCAACTGTTCTGCCGAGCTTCAAAATTCCAGAGCCGGTGCTAGGCGGGCTTATCTCGCACACCACCGAAGGGCTGTATGACATCGACCCGCCCGAGAAATACCCCAGGTGCGACACGATTATTTACGGGTACTACCTGGGTGATGATCTGAAAGTCGTCAAATACTTTTATGACGACCGAGAGCTTGAAGTTACCGAAGAGTCGGACTTTGAGGATTGCATGATCGTCGGGAAGTGGGAGAAGACGCAATATCAATCGCCGCCGAAGCTGCAGGGCCACTTATACACAACTGACTTCGACGAGCGCAAAGAAGTGTCGGAATCGTTCACCAGGACAAACGTAAAAGGCGTCGATCTAGGCTACACCAATGGCAGCCTCTACATGCTGTTGTCTGTGTGGTCTTATGTATTCCGCTTCGAGCGTCGTCGTTATTACGGGCGGACAACCAATGTTGTTCGTCACCGGCAGGCCAGTCGCAGCATGTATTGCTACGCGCCATTCATGGAGCGCAGCGCATTGGTCTGCGGCTACTACGAAACGTCCAAGACGGACGAAAAAACCGAGGTGGCCGAGCGCCTATTCGTGACCGACCCGAATAAGTACCACGCATGGAGCTATGACTGGTACTCCCGAAGTTTTTGGGGCACCCAAGAAGACTGGTTTGACTGGGCATACATGCCCTACGACACGTCGCCGCCAAACCCGTTTATGGTGATGAAGCACTATTACGAACCAGGCTACTGTTCTGACTGGGCAGATGACGGCGAATGGCTCGATAAGCCGCCAGTTGATAAAACAGCCTACTTCAACTCCGGCCCGGACTGGCATGAGGAATACGGCGAGATTTGGGGTGGTGCGCTGCGATACACCGCCAGGCGGCCTTCTTTCCACGAATACTCAAAAAGACTTCCAGGCGATGAGTCAGAGGAATTTGGCAATTACACCAGCATTCTCGACCAGTACAAAAAGCTGTCGGACAAAGAAGTAAGCGACTTCCACTACTCAACATCCCCGGACAGTTTTGGCAATGTTTTCTATCAAGATGCGGTCAGGATCGCGGCCGGGGTGGCGCGTTACGCCAGCTTATCCGACACCGGCGGCGGGAGCCCTGTCGAGCGCACACGCTACGGCTTTTCGGTGATGGCCAATCACCGGATCGCGCAGCATTACATAGGGGTGATCAATGGCTAACTACCGAGACGACACGCAGGAAACGGCGGTCGCCAGCAATTCCGCCTGGGGCGGCCTGATCGCCTTGGTCGGCGAGGCCGCCAAGGCCGCCAGCGCGCTGATGTTTGGCCTGCTGGTGCTGCACAGCGAGAGTATTGCTGCGAGCGATGCAGCGAGCGGCCGCGCGAATATCTTGGCCGCAGACCAGGCGTCGGCCAGCGATCAGGTGCTGGACGCGAAGCGATCAGCGCAGGTCGTCAAGGAGTCGGTGCGCGCTGCGGACTGGCATCGCGGCGTGCTTCGCGTGCTGCACGCGGAAAGCGTCACGGCGCAGAGCCTGATTCTGGATCGCGCTCGCGCGCTCACCACCGAGCGCGCAACGGCCGTTGACCAGGCGTTGCCGCAGCGCCGCGTCGCCGTGCTGCTGACGGAGCAGGCGAAGGCGCTGGATTTCTCGGCGCGGTTTGCGGTCGAGCTGGTGCAGGAGTCGGCCGAGGCTGGCGACCTGGCGAGCGGCAGGGCGCGGCAGCGCTCGCTGGCGGTGAGTGCTGCCACGCTGAGCGACGAAGTGCCCGGCGCGCACCAGGCGGTTGCGCCTGTGATCGCCGAGTCTGCGCGCCTGGTGGCGGCTGTGCTGGATCAGTTGCTGGCCCGTGATCTGCTTGCGGATGGCGCGATGATCGAGGATCAGCCCGTCAGTGATGTAATTGTTGGTCAGGCGTGGACGGCGGGCGCTGATTCCTGGGCGATGAGCCGCTACACGCCGCACCCCTTCGATAGCCTGGCGGTAATCGACGGCAAGCTCTACGGCGTCGCCAGTGATGGCGTGTACGTCATGGATGCGCGCGACCAGGCGCTGGAGGTGCGCATAAAGACCGGCAAGCTCGATGTAGGCCAGGGCATGCTGGTTCATCCGCACCAGGCGTTCATCGAGTACGCCCTGGATGGCACCGCCAGCTTGGCCGTGACCACTACGCAAAGCGGCGCGGCGCAGACCTACGCCTACCCGCTGGCGGTTGAGCCAGCCGCCGAACTCACCAATGGCCGTTTCGTCCTCGGTAAAGGGCTGCGCGGCCGGCACTTCGCTTTCGAGCTGCAGATGCAGGCGCGCAGCGGCGTGATCAATGACCTGCGCGTCGATGCGGCGCCGACCAAAAGGAGAGTGTGATGGGAATTGCGCCTGACAGTATTTTGGGCGTGGCGGTCGATACCGTCACCGACAAGATAAACGACCTTGACGCACTGGGGCGCACCTACAGCGCCCAGCTCAGCGCCGCCCTGGCGTCCATTGGCAACATCAAGGTTGCAGACGTGCCGGCGCCGGCGCGAATCGTGCCGCCTGCGGCCAACCCGCCGAGCGTGACGGTGGGCGATATGCCCGCCTACAGTCCTCCGGCGCTGGTGCTGCCGACGGCGCCATCAGCCCTGAGCATCGACGATTTGCTCAGCGGCCTGGACGTTGGCGACATGGATGCGCTGCCGGATGCGCCAGCGCTCATCCCGATCAACATTCCTTCCGCGCCGGGCATGCGTGATATTGCCGCGCCTGCGCGCCCGAACATTGATACCAGCATCGACATCCCTGCTGCGCCACAGATCACCATGCCGCAAATGGAGGCGCTGGAGCAGATTCGCCTGCCGGAGTTTGTATTCCCCGAGCTGCCGACCTTTGACGCGACCCCGCCCGATGCCAGCGGCATCACCGTGCCCAATGTGTTTATCAACTGGACTGAGCCGCAGTACGCATCCGAGGTGCTGGACGACCTGCAGGCCAAAGTAAAGTCGATGATGGCGGGCGGAACTGGCTTGCCGGCGCCCATCGAGGACGCGCTGTTTGCCCGCGCCCGCGAGCGTGACAGCGGCGAGACGGAGCGAGCGGTACAGGAGGCGGTCGATACCTGGGCGTCGCGCAACTTCTCGATGCCGCCCGGCATGCTGAACAAGCAGGTGGGCGTGATCCGCGAGCAGGGCCGACTAAAAGCGGCCGAACTCAACCGCGACATTCTCGTCCAGGCCGCGACCTGGGAAATCGAGAACATCCGCTTTGCTGTGCAGCAGGGCATGGCCCTGGAGCAGTTGACCGAGAACATGCACCAGAACATGGCCCAGCGCCTGTTCGAGGTTGCGCGTTTCTCGGCCGAAAGCCAGATCAACGTCTTCAACGCCCGCGTCAGCCTGTTCAATGCGCAGAACGCGGCGTTTGAGACGCTGGCCCAGGTGTACCGTACCAAGCTGGACGGAGCGATTGCCAAGCTCACGGCCTACAAGACCGCGATTGACGGGCAGGTAGCGCTGGGGCAGATCAACCAGCAGCGCGTCGATGTGTTCAAGGCCAAGCTCGACGCAGTGCAGTCGAACGTCGAGGTGTACAAGGCGCTGATGCAGGGCGCGTCAGTGCGCGCGGACACCATCAAGAACCAGTTTGATGCCTACCGCGCGGATGTGCAGGCGTATGCCGAGCAGATCGGCGCGGAGAAAGTGAAGTTCGACGCCTACCAGGCCCAGGTGCAGGGCGAGTCGGCCAAGGCCGACGTGCTCGATTCCCAGGCCCGCGCTTACGCTTCGACCATCCAGGGTCTGGCGAACAAGGCGGACATCAAGGTCAAGGGCGCGCAGATCAAGATGGAGGCAGCGCGCACCAAAGTGACCAAGTTCCTCGCTGACGTGGACGCCTTCAAGGCCACGCTGGAAGCTAGTCTGAGCCAGGTGCAGTACGTCACCACGGCGTTTGGTGCCCAGGTGGAAGCCTGGAGGGCGAAGTCCAGCGTCGCGGTGGCGGACGCCGAAATGCAGTCGCGCTTCGCGGATATGAACGCTCGCACCAACATCGCCTACTCGGAAATGCAGATGTCCGAGTACAGCGCCAAGATGCAGAGCGCGATTCAGCAGGCGCAGATCGCCCTGGAGTCGGCAAAGGCGGTCGGTCAGTACACCGCCCAGCTCGCCGCTGGCGCCATGTCGGCCGCGCATGTGTCGGCCAGCATCAGCGGCTCCGGCAGTGCTAGCAGCTCGGACAGCAACAGCACCAGTACGTCTACTAGCTACAACTACAGCTACTAAGGGGGCAAGGGTAGTCTGCCTTCGCCACCCCTGTAGGGCTGGCTCCTGTTTGGCCTGATTCGGAACATGCGTCCGCATCAGGCCGTTTCTCATTCAGGGGCACCCCAATGCGCGGATTCAAGGCGGGCTCCAAGCCCAAGGCTCCCCGCTCGATCAAGAGCGGGACTATCCAAGGGCCGGGCACCGGCACTTCCGACGACGTGAAAGCCACGGTGGCCGAGGGCAGCTATGTGATGCCGGCCGACTCCACCGCGCAGATCGGCGCCGAGCAACTGCAGGGCATGGCCGCCCCGGTCGATGTGAACCTGAGCAATGGCGAACAGCTCATGTCGCCGGAGCAGGTGCATGCAGTGGGCGTGCAGACCCTGGATGCCATGAAAAACGCCACGCACACTCCTTCGCCCGGCGAGGCGGCGCGCGGCTTCTCCCCTATGGGGCGCGGTGAGGGCGGCAAGCCGGAACTGTTCTTTGCAGGCGGCGGCCCGGTATTCAGCGGCGTTGATCCTGACGAACTTGGCCGCAACAACACTCCGCAGCGCAAAGTCACCCCGCGCCCGACCCCTATCTATGTCGATGGACAGGGCACCGCTACCCGTGTGCTGCCGTCGCAGTCTCGCGCTTTGGTGCCGGCCGGCCCGGTCACGGGCACCGAAGTAGCCACGACTCGCCAGCCAAGCCCGGCCGGCGCTGCGCCGGGCGGCGCCTCGCAGGCTGACTTCCACACCAATTCCCGTGGCGAAACAGGGCGCGGCTTCTCGCCGTCTTCCTCGCGCGCCGTAGTGCCCGCCGGCCCCGTTACCGGAACTTCGCTGGTGCCGGTCAATCAGCCGACCGCCGGCGCGCCAGATACAGAAGCACCGAAGGCGTCCGCTCGCCCTGAGCCGGACTATCGCGCTCGCGCCGAGGTAAAGGCCCGCGCCGCGCGTGATACCGCTGCCTACCAGGCCGAGCGCGCCGCCCAAGATGCGCGCTTTGAGGCCGCCAAGAATCAGCCGGCCGCGCCGGAGAAGGCGCCTAGTCGCGGCAGGGCGGCGGTCAACGGTACGGCGGGCAAGGGCGTTGCTGCCTTGTCCGTTTTCCAGGCCATGCGTGACTCGGCCGCCGACGACTCCACTGCGCGCTACGCACAGCGCTTCGGCATGGATGAGCCAACCGGCGATGGATCGGCGGGCGACATCGCCAAGTTCGCCGCACTGCGCGGCCTGGGCTTCGCCAGTGACCTGGGCAACAGCCTGACGATGGGCCTGGCAGGCAACCTGTACCGAGACAACCAGGTTGAGCGGGAGCCAGGCACTGCCGCCGCTGCGCCACAGCAAGCACCGGCAAGCGCCGAGCCGGCTCAGGTCGCGCCGGCTCAGGTCGCGCCCGCTGCGCCGCAAGCCGCTCCGAGCGAGGCGGCTCCCGCTGCGCAGGGCAATGGCTATCAGCAGACCGGCATCAACGGCATCGTTGGCAAGAAGGACGAGAACGGCCAGTACAGCTTCACCAATGAGGGTGCTGCCGTCGCTGGCGCCAGTGGGCAACTGGATATGCCCAATCGCGGCGGTACGTTCAGCGTGGCCAGCGGCGGCCAGGAAGGCATGGAGCGCAACCTGCGCGCGGCTGAAATCATGCAGGGCACCCGCGAAGTAGGTGCGCAAGGCTCCCGCCAGGGCGGCGTGACCGTCGTGCGTGACAGTTCGCGTGACGGCGAAGCCGGTCGAGCTGCAATCGCTGCCGCCAGCACGCCATACCGTGGCTCTCCGGGCGGCCAGCTTACCGCGAACCAGTTGCGTACCCTGGCCGGGCTGCAGGAATCGGGCGAGCGCAATGCCACTGACCTTGCCCGCGAGCGGATGCAGCAGGAAGGCGCGGACGGCCGTGCCGCCATCGCCGAAGCGGGCGCCAATCAGCGCTTCGCGCAAAGCAACGCCCTGGATCAGCAGCGCACCGCCGCCGAGGTCGAGAGCAAGGGCTTTGCCACGCGCTCGGCGCAGCGCCTGGAAAAACTTTACGAGCAGTACGACAAGGCAGCCCCGGAGGATCGCGCAGCGATTGCCGAGCAGCTGCGCGTGCTGACCGGAAAGGACAAGCCCGACCAGTACGGCACTGTCAGCCTGGGCACCGAGGTCGATCCTGTCACCGGCATGGTCACAAACCGAGGCGATGCCGTGTTCAATCGCGCCAACGGCCAGATCATCGGGCAGAGCGCCGCGTTGCCTCCTATCGAGCAGAACCCGCAGGCGCTAGCCATCAAGAACAACCAGAACCTCTCCCGCGACGAGCGCGCAAAGCAGTTGCGCGCCCTTGGCTACCAATAAGGAATCGTACTCAGTGAGCGACATCGACAAGTTTCTGGACGAGCCGGTTTCTGACACTCCCGCGAAAACAAGCGCAGTTGACTCCTTCATGGAGGACGCACCGGACACCGCTAAGGGGTTTGGCGGCGCCCTGCGCGATACGGCAGTCGCTGCTGGTTCCGGCGCCGTTACCGGCGTCCAGCTTCTGGCCAATGCCGCCGGGGCTGGCAATGCGGTTTCGCAGAAGCTCGGCGATGCCGCCGACTATGTTCGCGGCTTCGAGACGGAGGCCCGCCGCGAAGAGCGCGCCGCGCGCGCTGAGAAGATCAAGAAAGCCGAGGCTTCCGGTAGCACCTGGGAGGAAGTGAAGGCGAACGTCGGCGCATTTGCCGAGGCGCCCATCGACACCACTGTCGAGGCGCTGGGCACGTCATTGCCGACCATCGCGGCTACTGCGCTGACGCGCGGAAAACTGCGCGCTCCGGTAGCCGGTGCAATGGGTGCCGCGCAGGGCGCGGGCACGGTGAAAGGCGCCATCTACGACGCAGTGAAGCAACAGCACCTTGATGCCGGTGCCACGCCAGAGGAGGTAGAGGCCCGAGCCGTAGAGGCGCAGGCTTACGGCGGCGATAACGCCGGACAGATTGCGCTCGGCGCAGGGCTTGGCGTTGCAGCAGGTACTACCGGCGTTGAAGGAGTGGTTGGCCGGATGCTGGGTAATGAAGCCGGCGAGGCCGCTGCGCAGGGCGTGATCCGCTCCACGCTGCTGGGCGCTGCGAAGGAGGCGCCGCTGGAGGCCGCGCAAGGCGGCCAAGAACGCCTGGCGTCGAACATCGCCCTGCAGAACGAAGGCTTTGATACTCCGACCTGGCAGGGCGTTGCCGGTCAGGCTGCGCTGGAAGGCTTGGCGGGCGCTGCGGCAGGTGGTGGCTTCGGCGCGGTCGAGAGTGCATTTGCCCATGACTCACAATCGGCCCCGGTGGTAGATCCAACCGAGCTTGCGGGCGATGAGCCTGCCGCTGATCCCGCTCCGGCCGCTGATCCCGTGGTGGAGCCGCAGGCGCCGACTGCTGGGCCGCTGGCTGCCGGCATGCCTCCGCCCCAGGTGCAGCCGCAGTACCGCACCGAGCGCCCATACCCAGCCAGGCCGTCCGAGCAAATGGGCCTTGATCCTGCTGCTGGCGCGCTGTCCGATGCCGCCGCTACCGCCGTCGATAGCGGCGCTACCGCGCAACTGGCGCAACAGGCTGCCGAGCAGCAAGCGGCCGAGCAGGCGCAGAAGGATGCCAAGAAGGGCGCCAAGGCTGGCGAGCAGATCGACACGAGCACCGGGGAAATCACCCAGGCGGCCGGCGATCTGCTGGCCGGCGATCCTGCTGCTGCGCTGCAAGACGACCTGAACTTCGTCAAGCAGGCTGCGCGCGCCAACGGCTGGGATGCGCGCCTGGTGGCTGAGCGCGACCGCATTGAAGGCGAATTGGCGAAGCTGCAGCCCGCGACCGAGCCAGCCAAGGCCGAGGCCGCGAAGGTTGAGCCGAAGGCCGATGTCAGCAGCGACCGTTACGAGGTTGGACAGACCTGGCGCAGCAGTGGCGGCAAGGGCAGCTATGTCGTAGAGAGCGTGTCCGAGGATGGCAAGCTGGCCACCGTGCGCAGCGGCAAGAACAACACCTTTTCCGTTCACTTGGATGCGGAAAAGGCCAACGGCTGGGCGCCCGAGCAGAAGCCGGCGCCGGCCAACCTGCAAGAAGGCATCGCCCAGGCTCAGGCCAGGAACGCCCAAGCAAAACCAGCGGATCAGGCAGATGTAAGTCCTGAAACCGTTACGGCACCGGCAGCCGCCGAGGCTAGCACCCAGCCGGCCGCAGATCAGCCGGCCGGCGACATCAAGGCCATCACCGCCAAGCAAATCCCGCAGATGACCGACGCCGAGCTGGCGCAGGCCATCGACCACTACGGCCCCGGCCACAAGCGCACCGCCAAGCTGCAGAATGAGCAGGCCAAGCGCGCCACCCAAGGAGCAGGGAATGTCCCGCAAGCCGCTGAAACCGTCGAAGCAAGCCCGCAACCTGCGCAAGTGGCAGGCCAAGCACCCGCCGCTGATGCCCAGGCAGCCGGAGCCGCTACCGCAGGAAGCGCCGCAAGCGTAGATCATGGCGCGCGCTGGGAGGCCATGAGCCGCGACGAGCGCCAGGCGCTGGCGGAGAAGTCGGGCGTCAAGCCTGTATTCGTCAAGAGCCTTCCAGGTGCGCCGTGGGATCGCATTGGTGAGACGACCCAGCAAAAGCTGGCTGCTGCAATGGCGGCCGAGCCGGCCGTGAAAGACCCTCACATAGAGCGCATGCAAGAGAACAAGCGCCTGCTGGCAAGGCCGAGCCGCGAGCTGGTAGCTCAGGCCGAGGCTATGGGCATCCATGACGCCGAACAGCACAGCAATGTCGAGTCGCTGGAAGCGCGCATGAAAGCACGGCAGGAGCACGAGAGCCGCGACACAGGCGGCGGCTGGTATGCCTTCCACCCTGACTCTGGCACCGTGGGCATTCCGCGCGCCGAGATGCCGCAGATCAAGGCCGAGCATCGCGGGGCGATGGTCAACTTCCTCAACGCACGCGGCGTTCAGCATAAGGAGGCGACCGTTCCAGCTTCGGCGCTCAAGCCGACGCAAGCCGAGTTCAGCCGCGATAAGGTGGCCCGCGCCCGCGACTTCGAGGGCGGCAATCGCTCGATTCTGATTTCCCAGGACGGGCATGTGCTGGACGGCCATCACCAATGGCTGGCGGCGCGCGAGAAGGGCGAGGACGTGAAGGTGATCAGCCTGGGCGCGCCGATCCGTGAGCTGGTCAAGCTGGCGCGCGAGTTCCCCAGCTCGACCGCCGATGCTGCCAGCAATTCAACTACTTCGCCCTCGGAGCAGGTCGAAAGCAAGCAGGCCGACGAGTACGCGGCGCGTCTGCGCAAGCTAGGCGACGAGTTCCAGGGCAGCTACAGCGGCCGCTCACTGGCGCCTCTGGCTCGCGCTATGGCCGACCACGCCATAGAGCAAGGGCGCCGCCTGACCGACGCGGAAATTGCCGATATGGGCAAGCGCTTCGACGTGCCGGCCGATGTGGTCGAACAACTGACCGGCAATATCTTCGCCTTTGACGCCATGCTGGGCGACGCCCAGCGCCGAGAGCCCGGCGCCGTGGCGCTGCGTAAGCGGCAGAGCCAGGCCGGCACCAATCCGTCCAGCCTCAAGGAAGGCATAGAGGCTGTGCGCGCGCAGAAAGCCGCTTCCACCCAGGAGGCAGAAGCTGCGCCGGCGAAAGGGCCGCTGGAAATTCCCGAGGCGACATTTGCCGATCTGCTGCAGGCGTTCGCCCAGGACGACGAGGGCATTCCGACCTTCACCGAGCCGAGCCAGACCGTGCGCAGCGAAGACCGCGCCAAGGCGGCCGGCGAAGTTACCCAGGCCCAAGCTGATCAGCAGGTTGCCGAATGGGAGGCGCACGCCAAAGCTCAGCGCAAGAGCGGCGTAAACAACGGCAAGGTGGTGCTGTCACTGTTCGACACCTCTGGCGAGTGGAGTCAGCCGTGGGTGGACGCCGGCTACGAAGTGCATCGCTTCGATATTCAGGACGGCATGGATGTAAATGACTTCTCCGTAGAGTACCTGACGGAGAAGTTGGGCATTGAGCGTGCCGACGTGATCCTGGCCGCGCCACCTTGCACTGACTTCTCCAGTTCCGGCGCTCATGCCTGGAAGAAGAAGGACGCCGACGGCCGCACCCAGGCCAGCATTGAACTGGTGCAGCAGACGCTGCGCGCCGTGGAGTTCTTCAAGCCGCTGGCTTGGGCACTGGAAAACCCGGTCGGGCGCATCCAGAAGCTCACCGGCCTGCCCAAGCCGACCATGACCTTCCAGCCCAGCAACTTCGGCAACCCGTACACCAAGCGCACGCTGCTGTGGGGTGACTTCAATACTGAATTTCCGCTGGCCAGTGTGGCGCCGAGCGAAGGCAGCAAGATCACCGACAAGCTGTCGGGCAAGGACAAGTACGAGCGCAGCCTTACGCCAAAGGGTTTCGCCTACTCCTTCTTCATGGCCAACAACCTGGCCGACATGGCCCCGGCGCAGCGCTTGGCCGCCGAGTTCAAGGGCATCGAGCGGGCAGACTTTGCCGCCGCTCTTGATGCGGGCGTGAGCGAGGCGGACGTTCGTACCGCCATCGAGGACAGCTACAACGACCAGGATCTGGAAGGCGCCCGCCAGGCGCTACGCGACACGATGCCGACCGAGCCTGACCCCGGCGCCAAGGCAGAGAGCACCGAGCAGCAGAAGCCGGCCGAGTACGGCGCCAGTAACAAACTGGTGTCGGCCGACCGCGCTGCTGAGCTGCGCGCCAAGTTGCGCGCCAAGCTCAATGGCTCACAGCTCAATAGCGGCCTTGATCCCGAAATTCTGGCTATGGGCACCGAGTTGGCAATCTTCCACTTGGAAGCCAGCGCCCGCCGCTTCGCCGAGTTCGCGCGGCTGATGGCCGATGATCTGGGGCAGCCGCTGGAGAAGATCAAGCCGTACCTGCGCATGTGGTACAACGGCGCCCGCGACGGAATGGAGGATCAGGGTGCGTCGATTGAGGGCATGGACGGCCCGGATGAAGTGCGCGCCGCGCTTGCCACCCTCGACGATAAACCTGCACAGCAGGGCGAGGCGCCGGGGCGATCAACCCAAGAGAGCGACAGCGAGCGTCTGGCCCGCATCAAGGCCACGCCGCCGGCAGAGCGCACCGATGCCGACCTCGACTGGTATGTTGAATACCGGCAGCGCGCTCGCGCAGAGGGTGCGGCCAGCGCAGAGGCAGCAGAAGCCGCCTCCAAGGAGGCCGCCACCTCGCCGAGCCTGAACAACTACGTCAAGGATATGGCCCCGAATGTCGCCGCTCTGGCGATCAAGGCGCTGAACAAGCCAATCCGCATCGACGGCAAGGCCGCCACCCTGCGCGAGCATGTCGAGGCGTGGCATGCCGCCGGCGAGTTGTCGGTATCGACCAGCCAGGAGCCGCGTATCAAGCCAATGTCGCGCCGCGACTTCAACCGGGCGACCCAGGCCGAGCAGCGCATGCACGAGAAGCGTATGCAGGCTGCCGGCAGCAAAACGGTTTACTACGTCAACGACTACGACCTGGGCAAGACCGCGCACGACTACGCCGCCGCTCTGCTGCGTGACGAAATTGAGGCAGACCCGGCGGCAGCCGCCCCGGAGGGCGCCGAGCCGAAAGCGAGTGCTACGCCCTGGGATCGCTTTGAGCAACTGCGCAGCGAAGGCCACGGCGAAATGCCCGAGGTTATCGCCTTCGCCAAAGTGGCTGGGGCGACCGGCGAGAAGCCGGCCGACGTTTACAACCGCTGGCAGTCGGTTATGGGCTTCATGGGGGAGGTGGAGAAGGGCACGGGTCAAGACCTGGCGAACCTGATGGGGCGCGCGCTGGTGAAAGAGCCGTACAAGGTCGATACCGCCTACCCTGGCTCCAATCCGCCCGCCGTGTCTGACCTGGCGTCGGCCCAGCGCTTTGCCGAGCGCACGGCAAAGGCGATGGAGAGCTTCAACAAGGATATGGCCCTGTACGACGCGCGCACCTTCGACGCTGAGCGGTTCGGCGTTGATGCGGCGCTGGTGAAGGCTGCGCGCGATGCCATCCAGCAGATGCGCAACACCGCCGCCACCAACGAGCGCGCCGCTCAAGAGCTGGTGAAGGACGCCGAGGCCAAGGAGAAGGCTGACGCCGAAGCCGAGGCCCAGGCCAAGCGAGACGGCTACGAGGCCGCCGACCTGCGGGAGCTGAGCGTTAAGCCTACAGCGGCCAAGGTGACTAACTGGATGACCGGCACCTTCCAGGGTCAAACGGTTTATTCGTCCAGTGGGCACCTAATCGACCTGTCGGGTAACGAGCCGCACCTGAAAGGGTGGGCCGAGCGCATGGACAGGCTGCGCACGACCATTAGCGAGAACGCGGTTGCCAATGTGGTGGCGGGCTCCAATGTTGGGCGTGCGGCAGTGAAGTTGGAGCCGCTGGCGGTCAATGATCGTCCAGACCTCAAGGACAGCAAGCAGGCGGTATTTTCCCGCAAGGACGACGAGCCTGCGGTCTACCTGAACCTGAATTATGTCCGCTACTTCCTGAGCAAGTTCAAAGGTGCCGAGTTCTTTGCCGGCGACCCGAACAGTCGTGGCGACTACGGCGCTCTGCAAGTTCGCCTGAATGGCGAACTGGTCGGCATTCTGAGTCCGATCAGCATGAAGGAGGACGCCCGCACGCCGAACGAGATTCGCGGCTTCATGCAAGCCAGCGGCAAGGCCGAGGTGAAGCCCAAGAGCGTGGTTGAGCGCGCCAAGGCGGTGAAAGCCGAGAGCGGAGCCGCTGCGGCGCGGTTCCAGGTGGTCGCCATCAACGAACGGACTGGCGCCAAGGAGTACCTGTCCTTTGGCGAGCCGATGACGCAGGATCAGGCAATCAAGTTCAAGCAGCGATTCAGCGAGCATCCAGCGCGCCGCATTCAACTTGAGGCCGTGCAAGACAGCCAGGCTGCCCAGCCCGAGAAGCCCCGCAGCATTGCCGCGAAGGCTGCAGAGGCCAAGGTTCAGGCTCTGGCCGACTACTTCACGCCTGGCAACGTGGTGCCCAGCTACGGCGGCAACTTCGACCGAGTGATCAGCTACCAGGCGCCGGACAAGGACGGCCATTGGAGTGTCACCGTGCGCGCCGTCGAGAAGCGGGGCGATTCCTGGGTGGACAAGCCAGGAGAGCGCGAGCGCAACCACATGACCCTGCCGGATGCCCGCGAGCTGAAAGCCGGCCCGGTCGGCAATGTTGCCCAGGATGAAACCGACGCGACGCCGAAGGCATGGCATACCGAAATGCCTACCGAGGGCTTGCCGCTGACCAAGGAGCAGCGCGAGGGCAAGGCGGACGCTTATCGCGCCCTGCCTGGCAAGCTGGCGGAAAACGCGGTCAACGCCGTAACCCCTGTGCAACTGCAGAACGACCAGCCGCTGTCGCTGTATGTGCTGCCGGCCGCCAATGGCGGCAACGGTATCGCGCGGTTTGTACCCGAAGACCAGACCCCGCCAGCGCCGTGGAAAAAGATCGAGGGCAAGCCGTTCAGCCTGGGCTGGATGACCCGCGATCAGATGATTGCCCAGGTGGCAGAAAAGCTGCGCAATGAGCCGATTATTGGCTCGGCCGCTACGGCATCGGCGCCCAGCGAGACAGCCGTACTGACCAATTCGCGCCGCGACCCGCGCTCCGTGACCATGTTCAATCCATACCTTGAGGGCGACATTGTTACCCTGGATGGCAAGGATTGGACTGTTCGCTCGGATATGCCGGGCTGGTACTTGACCAATACCGGCAACTGGCGCGGCCAGCACCCGACCATCCACAGCATCAAGTCTATGGAGGTGCTGATTCGGGAAATTGAGCAGGCAGCAACTGCGACTGCTGAGCCGGAAGGCGAAGCGTTCCCGACAAAAGAGGCTGCCGCCAGCTATTCCGGCATCTCGCACCGTGGCACTGATCGCGCCAAGTCGGACAAGGCCGAGTTTGAGGCGTACATCGACGGAGCCAGGTCGTCGGCCATGACCGTGGCGCACACCCAGGCCCAGCGCGATGCCGTTGACCAGGCGATCAAGGGTCTGCGTGCCGATTACCTGGCGCAGTACCGGCGCCTGATGAATGTGCGCGCCGGCACCGTCAGCAGTTATGTCGCTGGCGGTTCCAACTTCAACAGCAAGCAGGCCAGTGCGCGCAACAGCGCCTATGACCGCGCCATTGAAGCCTTCACCACCTGGCAGGCCGCGAACACGCACAAGGCCCGCAAGGCGGCTCTCGATGCCCGCACCGATGCCGAGAAGGCCGCCGACCAGGCTGCCGCCAGCCAGGCCATCGAGGACAAGGCACAGAAAGAGCGCGATGCCGACCTGACGCTGATGCGCAAAATCCTGTCATGGAAGAAGGGCGGCGAGCCGGTAGCCATTGGCAAAAGCGCCGTGCTCGACGGTGTGAACAAGGGCCGTGACGGCTACCCGACCAGCATCAAGCTCAAGCCGACTGATGGCAGCACCCTGGCCGACGACAAGTTCGATCTGGCTGCACTGTTCCGTAACAGAAAGCGCGGCGAGAGCGTGCCTGATTCCAGGCGCCGGGTGCGCGAACTGGTGGATGCGGTGCGCGCGGAGGATGCGACTGCGAGCGCCCAGGTAGATGCTCAGGCGGCAGAGCCGGCCAAGTCGTCGGATAGCAAGACCCCGCTGCTCGATGCGCATGTGGCGGCAATGGATCAGGCCCGTGACGGCAAGATTGACCCGGAAGCCTTCCGCGCGGCGTTCGCCCAGGTCGAGGCCAATGGCGAGGCCATGCGCGCGGAAATGAACAGCATGAGCAAGGATAAGCTGCTGCGCGCAGGCGGAGTGTACTTCTACCACCGGCACAAGGATGACCGCAAAGCCGAGGTGGTCGAGGCGCTGTATCGTACCACCCTGGACGAGTACAGCCTTGGCAAGTCCTACGGCCCGAACAGCTACATGCTGTCCGGCAACGGCCTGGCCAATCACCGCGCAGCCAAGGCCCAGGCGCTGCGCGACCTGGTGGCCGGCACCGACGAAGCTGCGTTGCAGCAGTTTGCCGCCGAGATTGCCGAGTCGCGCAAAGAGCGCGAAGCCCGCAAAGAGGCGACCCGCCAAGCCCTGGAGAACCCGAAGACGCTGCCCGAGTTCCGCAGTTTCATCAGCTACCACGCCGAGAAGCACAGCGAAACCCGCCGCGAGGCGTATCTGCGGCTGACCCCTGAGCAGCGCCGCCGCTATGACGAGCTGGAGGCCGAGGGAACCCGAGAGGCCCGCGAGCAGGCGAAGAACAAGCAGCGCACCAAGATTGCCAGCGCCGGTAACACAACGGCCGGCGAGGTGATAGCGACCAAGCACACCAAGCACGGGCATGACTTGTATGTGGTCAAACTGGAGGAGCGGGTCAGCCGCGAGGACTATGACACGCTGAACAGCTCGGCCAAGCGCATGGGCGGAAGCTACAGCAGCTATCGCGGCAACGGCGCCATACCTGGCTTCCAGTTCCGCACCCGCGAGGCGGCCGAGGCGTTCCGCAAGCTGGTGGCCGGAGATACCGAAGCGGCTCAAGAGGTCGCCCAGGCACGCCGCGACGCTTTCGAGGATGACCGCAGCCAGTCTGCTGTTGAGCGTCTGCGCACTATGGCCGCAGCGCTGAATGAGCGCGCCGAGGAAGAGTTGGGGCGCGACCGCAAAGTCAACACAGCGCGCCGGGCGCGCATGGCCTCGGCCGCCGAGGCCGCCGCAAACGCCAACAAGGCGTTGGCTGGCACTATGGAAAACATCGCTGACGCCATCGAGGCCGGCAAAGCCAAGTTCCTCGATCTGGTGCGCCAGAAGGTGCAAGTCGAGTTCTTGGGTGCCGAGTTGCGCAACGCCAAGGATGCGCAGATTCGCGCCAAGTACCCGAGCTATGCCGACCAAGTGAAGCACCAGGGCCAGCCGATTGACGACGAGACGGTCGATTACTCGGACTACCCGACCTACGGCGGCATGCGCTCCGACCTGGCCGGCATTGCCCGCCAGATGATCGAAGTGGACGGCCTGAAAAACTTGGGCCAGCGCCTGCTCAAGGTGGCCGACGACGTGAGTGACGCCTATGTGGAGTGGGCGAAGAACAACCTGCAAAGCGTGAGCCGCTTCGCCCGTGGCGAGCAGTTCGCCGAGTTCACCAGCCGCGACGATGCAGAGCGCGCCATCCGCCGCTCGAACTTGAGCGACCGAGCTATCGTGCTGCCGCTCAAGCGAGGGGTGAACCGCATCGTACTGTCGCCGTCCGAGGCAATGAAGCAGGGCGTCTGGCAGGGCGACGACAAGCGTATCGGCCTGTCTGGCGACTTCGGCCGGGAGATTGTCGAGGCCGTGGGCCGCCGCGCCGGCAGCAAGATCAAGCTGCCGTGGCAACTCGAAACCGTCCACGCCAAGCGCAAGCGCCTGGAAGGCATGGGCATCTATACCGGCAGCGAGTACCGCGCCGCCCTGCGCGAGTTCGCCGACCTGCAGCAGGCGATGGCAACCCCGGACAAGATCAAGCAGATGGAGCGGGCCATGATTGGCCGTCGCAGCGACGGGCTCGACTTCTTCCCGACCAGCGAAGCGGTGGTGGATTCCATGCTGGAGGCGGCCGAGATTGCCGAAGGCATGGGTGTGCTGGAGCCGTCCGCCGGCATGGGTCATATTGCCGACGCGATCCGTGAGAAAACTGGAGTGGAGCCTGACGTGGTTGAGCTGTCCGGCGAGCGCCGCGAACTGCTCCAGGCCAAGGGCTACCACCTGGCCGGCGATGACTTCATGGCTATGCAGCCGCGCACCTTCTACACCTTCGGCGATATTTTCCAGGCGCCGGACGGCACCAAAGGCATCATGCGCGGCGGCAGAGCCTGGAGCGGGCGCGCCAGCCTCCACGCGATCAACGAGGACGGCAGCGAAGGCAAAATGCTCGGCTGGTATGATCGTGACGACTTGACCGGCATCGAGCAGCGCGGGTCTTGGAGTGGGTACGACCGCATCGTGATGAACCCGCCTTTTAGCAAGGGTCGGGATATTCAGCACGTCCAGCACGCCTATAGCCTGCTCAAGCCGGGCGGGCGCCTGGTGGCAATCATGGGCGAGGGCGCATTCTTCCAGAGCAATTCGGCGGCCGAGGGATTCCGCGCCTGGCTGGATGACCTGGGTGCGACCAGTGAGCGCTTGCCGGAAAACTCCTTTATGGATGCCGCGCTGCCGGTCAACACCGCCGTCAACGCGCGCATGGTGGTGATCGACAAGCCGGATACCGATACTTCGGGCATTACCGCCGACAGCGCACGCCGTGCTGCCGTGCGGGCACGGGTCGCAGCGAACAACTACAGCCGCGAGGATGAAAATTTCCTGCAGGGGATGCTCAAGGCGCTGTATGAGAAAACCGGCGACAGCGTGCTGGAGCACAAGCTATCGACCTGGCTCGACAGTCGCTATCAGCGCCTGGAGGCGGTTGATCAGCTCTATGCCGAGCACGACAAAGCCTTTGCGGGCAAGGGCGATGTGCTATTCAGCCGGCGGCCGGTCAATGTAGCCCGAGGAGCAACGCCCGTCCTTTCGCATGATGCAGTAAAAGCCATCGTCGAGCGCATCGGGGCTGGGTTGAAGCTGGGCATACCGAGCCGTTCTTATCGCAGTGAGGCGGAGCTGTATGCGGCGCACCCCGAGATAGCCGAGAAGGCCGAGCGCGATGGCGCCAAGGGCCAGGTCAATGCCGTCTATTACAAAGGGCAGGTTCATGTAGTCACCAGTGCGTTCGTGTTTGAAGCTGATGTTGAGGGCGCTATCTTGGAGGCTATGGCCCATGAGGGACAGGGGCATTATGGCATCCGCGCTCTGCACGGCAATGACGGTCGCGCGGTAATCGCCGCCCTGCGCGAGTTCTTCGCCGCGATTGGCGGAGTGGCTGGCGTTAAGCGCCTGGCCGGCAAGCACGGCATTGATATGTCCCTGTACCTTGAGACGGCCTCCGAGATGACCGAAAGCCAGCGCGCAATCTACCTGGCTGACGAGCTGCTGGCCCATCTCCAGGGGCGAGAGGCTGTCGCCAGCCTGTCGGAGCGCGCTCGCGCCGCCGTGCGCGCGCTCTATGCCGCAGTGCGGGAAATGCTGTCACGGATTGGCGCCAAGCGGCTCGCTAAAGGCTCGGACGCGGATATTTCCCTGTTGCTGGCGCGCATGCGCAGGGCATCCAAGCGGACGGCGACCGCAAGCAAGGGCGCCCCGCGTTTCAGTCTGCGCCCGCCGCAGACCGCGAGCGAGGCGTTCAAGCGCTGGTTCGGTAAGAGCCAGGCAGTTGGCGCGGACGGCCAGCCGCTGAACCTGTACCACGGCACCGCCGCTGACTTCACTGTGTTTGACCAGTCCCGTGCCGGCTCGGCCACCGGCCATGCCACGTCGGCGCTGGGCATTTTCATGTCGTCCGACCGCCGCGCTGCGCAGAACTACGCGGAGAAGGCCAGCGACGGCATGCCGGGCTATGGCCGCGTCATGGATTTGTACGCTTCGATCCAGAACCCCTACCTGATGAGCGTGGAGGAATCTCAGGAGGTGGAAAGCCCGCTGGAGGCCCGCCGCCTGCGCACGCGCCTTGAGCAGCAGGGCTATGACGGCATCCGCCTGAAAGGCACGCCGGTATGGATCGCCTTCAACAACTATCAGGTGAAGTCGGCCACCGACAACAGCGGCGCGTTCGACGAGTTTGACCCGGACATCCGGTTCAGCCGTTCCGCAGTGCGCGGCATGGCCAGCCGCGCCACCCAGGAGCTAAACCGCACGTTCTCGGCGCCGGGTGGGCTGAGCTGGTGGCATAAGACTGTGGGCACCATGTACAACCTGGCGCAGCGCTCGCCGCACTTCAAGCCGGTGTTTGAGGCGGCGCAGGGCTTCATCGACGACGTGAGCCACTACGCCAGCGATGCTGCCGAACTGGCGCCCAAGCTGCTGCCGAAACTGGAAACCTTGCGCGACATCGCCAAGTCGCCGGTGAAGGACAAGGACAACAAGGCCATTGCTGCGCCGATCTTCGAGGGCACGCTGATGTGGGCGCGCGACGAAGACGGCAAGCCTGTGCGCGTAGACGAATCGTCCGAGCGCAAGCCTGGCATCGTCTGGACGGATGCCGAGCTCCGCTCGATGTGGAGCTTGAGCGATGGGCAGATCGAGCTGTACCGCGAGTTCCGTGAAGCCATCAATCGCAGCCTGGACACGATGGCGCGGTCGGACATGCTGCGCTTTGGCGGTGACGACGTTAAGGCCATGCGCGAGCGGGTGATGGATGCTGCCGACGCGAAGGAAGCCAGCCTGATCCTGCAAGAGCACCTGGCGGAACTGATCGAAGATCAGCCGGAGCGCGCCGCACAACTGATGGACGCGGCGAAGGGTATCAATGATCGAGCCGAGCGGGTCGCGCAACTGCAGGCCGAGGGCTATGCGCCGCTGTCACGCTTCGGCAAGTACACCGTGGACGTGGTTGGGGAGGATGGCGCGCGCCAGTATTTCAGCCTGTTTGAAACCAAGCGCGAAGCCAATCTGATGGCCGAGCAGATGAGAGCCGCTTTCCCAGGCTCGACCGTCAGCCAGGGCACGCTGTCCGAAGAAGCCTTCAAGCTGTTCGCCGGGATCACCCCGGAAACCCTGGAGCTGTTCGGCAACGCGATGGGCCTTGATTCGTCGGGCGACGGCGCGCGGGACAAGGTGTTTCAGGACTATCTGAAATTGACCAAGACCAATCGTTCCGCGATGAAGCGCCTGATCCATCGGAAAGGCATCGCCGGTTACAGCGAGGACGTGGGCCGCGTGCTGGCTTCGTTCGTCTACTCCAATGCCCGCCAGACCGCTGCCGGCCTGAACATGGGCGACCTGTCCGAGTCGGTCAACGCGATCCCGCAGGAGCAGGGCGAGCTGAAAGACGCCGCCGTGCGCCTGGCCGAATACATCAAGAACCCGCAGGAGGAAGCGCAAGCGCTGCGTGGGCTGCTGTTTGCCCAGTACCTTGGCGGCTCGGTGGCCTCGGCCTTCGTCAACATGACGCAGCCGGTAGCGGTGACGTTCCCCTGGCTGAGCCAGTACGGCGGCGCCAAGCGGGCGGCCAAGGAGCTGGGCAAGGCCGCTCGGCAGATGGCGACCAAGGGCCACCAGTACGAGGCCGATCTGGCCAGGGCGCTGCACCTGGCCGAGGAAGACGGCACGGTCAGCCCGCAGGAAGTTCACCAACTGATGGCTCAGGCCAGCGGCACGGGCGGCCTGCGAGCCGGTGACGGCACCCGCTCCGGTGACGCTCGCGCGCTGGCATCCAACTCGCTGGCCCGCCTGTCGCTAGCCTGGGGCAAGCTGTTCGGTTCGGCCGAGGAAGTGAACCGTCGAATGACCTTCATTGCCGCCTATCGGATCGCCAAGGAAGATGGCGCTGCCGACCCCGAAGCCTTTGCCCGCCTGGCTGTGCGAGAAACCCAGTTCGTCTACTCGAAAGCCTCGAAAATGCGCTGGGGCCGTGGCGCAGTCGGCGGCACACTGATGACCTTCAAGACCTACTCCATTGCCTATCTGGAGCTGATGGGGCGCCTGTGGAACCAGGGCGAAGCCGGCAGCCAGGCTCGCAAGGACGGGCGCAAGGCGGCGCTGCTGATGCTCGCCACCCTGTTGCTGCTGAGCGGTGCGGGCGGCCTGCCGTTCGCCGAGGATGCCGAAGACCTGATTGACGGCATGGCGCAGCTCGCCGGCTACAACTTCTCCACGCAGAAGGCCAAAGAGCAGTTCCTGCATGACGTGTTCGGCGACGACATCGCGCGCTTCATCGACAAGGGCATCACCGGCCTGCCGGGCGCGCCGCTCGATGTGTCCGGCCGCCTGGGTATGGGCAACCTGATCCCTGGCACCGGCCTGCTGCAGCAGCGTGACGACCACTCGCGCGACGTGCTTGAGATTGCCGGCCCGGCCGGCGATCTGGTCAAGCGCATGATTTCCGGCGCGCACAAGGTAGCGAGCGGAGAGGTGGGGGCGGGCCTGCTGGAAATGTCGCCGGCAGCCGTGCGTAACCTGGCGAAGGGCACCGACATGGCCGCCACCGGCATGTACCGGGACGACAAGGGGTACAAGGTGCTCGACACCAACACCCTGGAGGCAGCGCTGAAAGCCATCGGCTTCCAGCCGCAGAGCGTGGCATCCATTCAGGAAGCAAACTGGCTGGGCCAGCGCAGCAAGGCGTTCTACAGCATGCGCGCCCAAGAGATTCGCGCGCTGTGGGCGCAGGGCGTGTTTGAGAAAGACCCGTCCAAGGTGCAGGAGGCGCGCGACGCGGTAGCTGACTGGAATGCCAGAAACCCGGATCAGCCTATGTTGATCAGCGTGCCTGACGTAATGCGCCGCGTGCGCGAGATGGGCAAGTCGAAAGATCAGCGCATCGCCGACGCCGCGCCGCGCGCCATGCGCCAGCAACTGAGGGAGGACTTCGCCAGGGTGCGCGGCGTGTTCGAGGAATAACCAAACCCCTGTAGAGCTTGGCCGCCACCGGAGGGTGGCCAAAACTCCACGCCATCGACCAGGGCATGGCGCCCAACAATCTATGGGAAGGGTGGCCGCATGGCGGACAAGGCTGGAATTGCAAATGAAGTAGTCGGCGCAGCGGTCGCCAACAAGGTCACTCAGGTGGGCGCGGCAGCCGGCCTCACCGGCTGGCTGATGTCAGTGAACTGGATCGGCTGGGCCGGCGTTGCTATTGCGCTAGCTGGCTTTGCCGTCAATTTGTACTTCCAGCACCGCAGGGACAAGCGAGAGCAGGCCGAGAGCCTGGCGCGCATTGAAGCACTGCGCGGGCGCTGCGACGCATGAACCGGCAGCGGACGCTGGTAGCGGCGCTGGCGATCAGTCTAGCTGGCTTCGGTGCCTGGCAGGCGGGCGAGGGCTACAGCCCGACACCGTACATTCCGACTGCAGGAGACGTTCCGACTATCGGACACGGCTCAACCCGCTACGAAGACGGTACGCCGGTGAAGCTCACCGACAAACCGATCACCCCGCAGCGAGCCGAGCAACTGGCGCGCAACCTGATGGCCAGGGATGAGCAGTTGTTTCGGGCCTCGCTCCCCGGCGTCAAGTTGTTCCAGGCCGAGTACGACCTGTATCTGGATTTCACCGGGCAGTACGGCATCGGCAACTGGCGGCAGTCATCCATGCGTCGCCACCTGCTGGCCGGCGAATATCGGGCGGCTTGTGATGCCCTGCTGAAATGGCGGTTTCAGGCCGGGCGCGACTGCAAGCTGCCGCAGAACTGGGGGCCGAAAGGCTGCCGGGGCGTGTGGACGCGCCAACAGGAACGGCACGCCAAGTGCGTCGCCGCCCAGGAGTGAAGGGTATGAGGGAGAGGATCGTGGGCGCCCTGCTTGCCGTAACCGCCTTGGCGCTACTGGCTGGCATGGGGTTTGTGGCGGGGCGAGCCTCAATGCTGCGCGAGTACGGCGAGCTGGCTGGCCAGGTGGAGCAGCAGAACCAGCAGGCCGAGAGGAAGCTGGCCGAGCTGACTGCGCAACGTGACATGAAGCAGGCGGCGCTGAACAAGGCCGCTGCCGATCAGGAGAGGAAGGATGCAGATGCGAGAGCTGAAATTGATCGCCTTGCTGGCGAGCTGCGTGATCGCCCTGTCCGGGTGCGTATCGTCGCCCAGGCCGGGAGTTGTAGTGGAGGCGCCGCAGGTGACGCAGCCGCCCGCGCCGAAGATCGTGCAGGAGACGCCGGCACGGCCGACGGGGTACTACCGGCAGAAAATACTCGACGCCTTGGAATCGCCCTGACCGAGATCGAGACGCTGAGCGCGGCCTACAGCTCTTGCCGGGCCAGGCTGATGCCCTGACAGGTCATGCTTGCTTGGCAAACTTGGCGCGGATCTCTTTTGCCCACAGCTCAAGCTGCTCGGCCACTATCTCGGCGGTTTCGGCATCCTCTGCCTCTTCGGTGAGCAGGTCGAATGCGTCCACCATGAAGTCGCCAAACATTGGGGCGTCTGGAAGCTCACAGGCTTCGCTGGCAACCATCAGGTCAAGGCAGGATATGTGGATTGATGGCTTGATTCCTTCTTTGGTCATCTCCTGCCGGGTCAGATCGGTGTGCAACATGGCGCCAACCGTGACCAGCTCGCCCAGGGCGGTTCCGTATTCGCATGCCACCTTCATTGTTTCCTCCTTCGAGCGGCCGACTACTGTAGGAAAATACAGTGTGTAAGTCATTGATTTTTCGTGTACTTTTGCCGGGTTTTTAGTCGCCTGGAATTACCCTTTTTTCCTTGCGCTTCAATAGGTTAGGCGTGGCTTGCCGCCATCTTGACATGGTGGGGGTCGTTGGTTCGAGTCCAATTGTGCCTACCAAATCCGAAAGGGGTCGTTGATACGACCCCTTTTTTATTGGCTGCTTGCCAGAG